TTGCGAGAACTAGGAGTTAGGGTATGAGGTATTTTATGTACTGTGATCCGGCTGGTGCTAACAGCAGCGAACCTGTGTGGACTATTATTAGTGAAAAGGGAATTACAGAAGGCGCGTACTGGGACCACTGGTCGCAGCGTATGCGAGCTAAGGGTCGTTTCTTGGAGAATAGCTTGGAGATTATGCATGATATGTGCGTAGATGACTTCTGTGTAGTTAATTGGGCCGTGGAAGCCACCCAAGGCGAGCTTGCCAAGATAATTTCCCCGGCGCCAAACCCCGATAATTCCGCCGCTTAAAGGATTACGTGTGGACGACAACATTCATTACAGTAAGGTCATTGACGAGAATATGGAAAAAGGTTTCCAAGTTCGACTCGTAGTAAATGACTTCCGAGAAACTACCTACTTTCAGCTACGAAAGTACTTTTTGTCCTACTCCGGGGATTGGATACCATCGCGTGAAGGGGTATCTATACCCGCTTCACTAGAGAACATATATGCTGTGCTAGACGGACTACTAGATATTTGTGCTCAGGCTGAGGGCGAAGAAATCATACGTAAGTATGCTACACAACTTTTAGCAAATGATTAAGCTTATATTTGCCGCTACAGCAATTTTGTCTGCTATGACACTGCTTGTGCTTATAGCAGAAAAATACTTGTATAGCCGCGAGTTTCGTAAACGCCTAGTAAGGCAGATGCTTATTACTACCGTAGTAATATTGCTGTCCGCTATTTTTACCACAACCATAATTGCACTATTTTAATATGACTAACTTTCTCAAACTTGCTACCATTGTTGCTGCTATTGTTGCTACCACTGCTTGTACTCGCATTGAAACTGGCGAGGTGGGTGTTCGAGTTAACGCCTCTCGTGAAATTGAAGGCAAAGAGCTTCAGCCGGGCTCCTGGAATCAAACGCTGATTGGCTCCGTGCTGGAGTTTCCGGTCAAAGACATTACTGTCTCGCTGGAAAATAAAACTCCTATGACGGCAGATAACTCGGCGTTGGCAGACTTCGATATTACAGTAGTCTATGCCATCAACCCTAGCTCGGTGTCCGAACTTTACAGCACTAAATCCCGTAGCTTCCATGCAGAAGACAAGGAAGGCATCTACCTGATGTACAACTATGTGTCTACGCTGGTTAATAACGCGGCCTACAAAGCCATTCGCCAATATAAGGCACTAGAGGTTGCGGATAATCGAGCTAAGATCGAAGAGCAGATTCGCATCATTGTAAATGAACAGCTGCGTGAAGAAAAGCTGGATACCAGCATCACACTTAACGTGGTCCAGATTCGTAACGTTGCCCCTAACGCAGAGATCCTGCGCAGTGCAACAGAGTTTGTTAAGTCTCAAAACGAGCTGAAGATCAAGGAAAACGAGGTCAAGCTAGCTAAGCTGGAAGCCGAACGTATGTCCGCCCTGGCACAGAACAGTGGCCAAAGCATCGCCTATATGCAGGCCCAAGCACAGATGAAGATTGCTGAAGGCATTGCAGCAGGTAAGGTGCAGACTATTGTTGTGCCGGTTGACTTCAAGGGTATGGTGAATATTAAGTAACCCTACAGGAAACAACAAGATTTACAGTCTTGTTGTTTCCTTTATATTGCGGTATAATAATTACTTAGACAGCAATATAAAGGAAACAAAGTGTACCTTGATGAATTAGTGCCTAAGCTAAAAGAAGGTAGCTTTGGTTGCCGCGAGAGCTGGTTAGCTGACGGATCGCTTGGTGTAGCATCCATAGACAACAGCCACCCAGATGACCTAAATTTAGTAGTATTTCGTAATGGTTTCAGGTACGCCCTGGTACATGACGATATCATAGCTGGCGACTGGCAGACTTTTTAATTGTACGTGAGGACATAATATGAACTTTAGTAAAGCACTCAAGCAGCTCAAGCAAGGCTCGCGCGTCTATAAGCTAGAGTGGACCGAAAAAGCCAGCTGTACACCTTTCCTAGAAATGCGCGTACATGATTTTTATGGCTCTCCGGAAATTCACATTTTCGAGGATGGCGAGTACGACTACTGGATGCCTAAACAGTCCGATATTATGTCAGATGACTGGTACACAGCTTAAAAATTACTGGCTTGACCCTAAACCGCCGCAGTGCTATAATAATGTCTATGATTCAGAAAATTAAACAAATTCCACTCACTGTAATTGCCTCTGCAATCCTCTTGGTGTTCCTAGTGTTGGTGTTGGCGGTTATTAGCCCTCACTCGCTGTTTGCTATGAGCTTCATTGCTCTAGTGTGTGGTGCTGTACTGCGTATTGTATACTTTATTGGGGAAGGAAAATAATGACAAAGCTCACCGATTTTCTTGACACTGCCGCCCAGGCATACTACCGCGGTACTCCTATCATTACTGACGAGCAGTTTGATAGACTGGCCGATAGTTGCGGCTACAATAAAGTAGGTGCGGTTGAGGGTACCGTCAAGCACTACAAGCAGATGTACTCGCTGCAAAAGTTTTATGAAGACGAAGGCCGTAATCGTCCGCTTGAGGGTATGGGAGATGTATCGTCTAGTGTTAAACTGGACGGTGCTGCGATTAGCCTGCTTTATGTTGATGGTGAGCTAGTGCGTGCCCTTACTCGTGGTGACGGCATTGAGGGTACAGACATTACCGATAAGGTCTTGGCTAGTAAGTTGGTGCCACACACACTCAACCCGGATCGCATCAATGTGCCGCCGGTACTACAAATTACTGGCGAGGTCGTGGCTCCCATCAACATTCCTAATGCTCGTAACTATGCTGCTGGTGCTCTTAACCTGAAGTCCGCGGAGGAGTTTAAGGAACGAGTTCTCAGCTTTATTGCTTACGGTGTGTACCCATATCTTACCCCTAAGCACAGTACTGATATGGCTGCTCTCCGCGCACTTGGCTTTGGGGTCTGCAACGAGCTGAACCTGGAAAAAATCTTTCCTAGCGACGGTATGGTTTTCCGCGTTAACAGCAACGAGTTGTTTGACGAAATGGGGTACACAGCTAAGGCACCAAAAGGTGCATACGCATTAAAGCTGCGTGCTGAACACGTAGAAACCAAGCTACTAGATGTAGAGTGGCAAGTATCTCGTAACGGCAAGGTGACCCCTGTAGCTATCCTTGAGCCTGTTATGATAGAAGACGCTATTGTCAGTCGCGCTACTCTCAATAATCCGGGCTTTATAGAGGCCCTTGGCATCGAGATTGGAGATACCTTAGCAGTTATTAGGGCAGGCTCAGTGATTCCCTGTATCCTACATAAAGTAGAGGGTTAATAAAAATATACTTGAAATTCTCGGACTTTGAGAGTATAATATACTTTATAGAGTCGGAGAATTTTATGACAATAGGTATATATAAGTTAGTATTTAATGGGACCAATAAGGTATATGTAGGCCAGTCCGGATGTATAGAAAAAAGGTACAATAATCATGTTAGTGAGTTGCGTGCAGGAGATTCTTCTATTAAACTACAAGGGGCATATACTACGTATGGTGAGCCCACTCTTGTTAGACTAGCAGAATGTTCGCTAGAAGAACTGGACTCCACCGAGTGTTACTACATTAAGCAGTATGACTCGATAGATAATGGATTTAATGCTGTACAGGGCGGGCACGGCGGAGCCTATGGCATATATAATACAAACAGTAAGTTTAAGGAAGAAGACTACCACGAGGTATTATTTTACCTAGCAGAGACAAATATGTCTTACAAAGAAATAGAAGAAATAACCGGAGTTTCCAATTCCGTTATAATGCACATATCGTCCCTAACTAGGCACTTCTGGCTAGCAGAAGCCTACCCTGTACTCTATTCAAAACTAGAAGCCAAAGCATCTGTAGGGAACAGGAGGGCTCTTGGAAATAAAAAAATATCACAAAGTGTAGTCTCTCCGACTGGAGAGCTATTTGAAGTATCTAATATTACTAGATTTGCCAAAGAACACGGACTTTCATCTGGACCACTATCCGCGCTGTTGTCTGGTAAAACTAAATCCTGCAAGGGCTGGACTAGACCAGGTACTGAGCTACATACCACAAAAATAGTGTCTCCCGATAATATAGTTTACACTATACCGTATAGGGGGGTGTCGCCTTTTGCCGAAAAACATGGGCTTACTAAGAGTAGCCTACATGATGTTTTATCCGGTAGATCAGCGTCGCACAAAGGCTGGACACGGTATAAGGCGGATGCTTAATGCAATATGTATACAAATATGTTTTAATCGTAACTTGGCTAGCAGGACTTGTACTAGCTAAAGGGTTCTGGAGTTCTTTCTTTGCATTTATCCTGCCGCCGTGGGCCTGGTATACCCTAGTTGAGCAAGTCTTGGTCAAGCTAAACTTTATTTAGTTGAGCATTAAAAAATATCCACTTGATCTCGACAATCTAATTTGGTATAATACTTATATCGAGTCAAAAAACACCCAAAGACAAAGTATGACGCAAAGCATTAAAAATATCGGCTTGATCCCTACAGCTTAATACGGTATAATACTTATATTAAATCAGAAAAGCACTATGAAGATCACCATTCCCGATAAGTGCCCTGCGTGTGGGTATAGGCTAGAGTTAGTTAACTCACAGCTATTTTGCAGAAATACTGCCTGCAGTGCTCGGCTAGATCAGAAAATTGAGCACTTTTGCAAAACTCTTGGTATTAAGGGCATGGGTCCTAAGGCTGTTGAAAAGCTACAGTTGTCGGACATTACTGAGCTTTACTATCTGGAGCACGATCAGCTTGCCGACGCTATTGGTAGTGACAGGATCGCTACTAAGCTCTTGGCGGAGATTGATAAGTCTCGCAGTGCAGACCTTCAACAGATTCTTCCTGCTTTTAGTATCCCACTATTCGGTGCGACAGCAGCAGCTAAGCTGTGTACCGTTGTACAAACTATCGACGATATTACGTTCGATAAATGCAAAGAAGCTGGCCTAGGCGATAAAGTCTCAGAAAACCTTATCTCGTGGCTAGAAACAGATTTCCAAGAAATGAGGGAGTTTTTGCCCTTCTCCTTCAAAGTTTCTCGACAAGTCCAGACTCCTCTTACAGATGCTAAATCCGTCTGTATTACTGGCAAACTACAGTCCTTTAAGACTAAAGCAGAAGCATATGCCGCATTGACAGCCGCCGGCTTCCGCCCTGTAGAAAGTGTTACAAAAACCACTAACTACTTGGTCGACGAGGATAACAAAGGCAGTTCTAAACGTACAAAAGCCGATCAGCTCGGTATTGAAATTATCCAAAACCTCAATCAATTTTTGAAAGAAATCTAAACATGACTACTACTAACACCAACAAGAAGTGGAACGACGAAGCTATTGCCCAACTGCTGGAAATCGTTGGAAACGAATCCCCTGTGTCAGTTGCTAAGGTTGAAGCTGCTGCTGAAGCTCTCGAAGTCTCTACTCGCTCTGTTGCTGCTAAGCTGCGTCAACTGGATCGTGAAGTTGCCTCTATGGCAAAGGAAAAGACTAGCGCATTTACTGAAGACGAAGGCGACGCACTTGCTGACTTCGTTCACGCTAATGCTGGCGTTTATACTTACAAAGAAATCGCCGAAATTTTTGCTAATGGCAAGTTCAATGCAAAGCAAATCCAAGGTAAGCTGCTTGCTATGGAACTGACTGGTTCGGTCAAGCCTGCTGAGAAGATCGAAGTTGCTCGTACCTATACTGAAGCTGAAGAGGCTAAGTTTGTTGCAATGGCTGATGCTGGCAAGTTCATCGAAGAAATCGCTGACGCTCTAGGTAAGACTGTTGCTAGCGTCCGTGGTAAGGCTCTGAGCCTGACCCGTAAGGGCCAAATTGCTAAGATTCCTGCTCAAAAGGAGTCCCACGCTAAGGATCAAGTAGACCCCATCGTTGCTCTGGGCGATGCAATCGCGGAAATGACTGTTGCAGAGATTGCTGCTGCCGTTAACAAAACTGAGAGGGGCCTTAAAACTCTCTTGACGCGTCGTGGTATCAACGTTGCCGACTACAAGGGCGCTGACAAGAAAGCTAAGGCTGAAGCAAAAGCTGCCGCCTAATTAACTAGGCAATTAGGCCGGGAGACATAAAAGGCTCCCGGCCTTTTGTTTTTGGAGTAGTAATTGATAGATAAAATCATTTTAGGTGATTGCCTAGAGATAATGCAAGACATACCTTCAGGCACAGTTGATATGGTACTGTGCGATCTTCCTTACGGTACAACTACATGTGCCTGGGATACAGTAATACCCTTTGATAAACTATGGGGGCAGTATTCTAGAGTATGTAAACCTGATGCTGCAGTGGTTCTATTTGGTCAAGAGCCCTTTACCTCCTACCTTAGACTATCTAATATTAAAAACTTTAGATACGATTGGTATTGGGAAAAAGAGAGGCTTACGAACGTAGCTCAGGTAAAGCGCAGGGCTGGTAAGACTGTAGAAACTATTAGTGTTTTCTATACTAAGCAGTGTACGTATAACCCTCAGATGCAGGAGCATAACGGACCAAAGCGCACTAATAGAGTATCCGACAGAAGTAAGCAGGGGGCCATTATTAGTAGCAATAGTATGAGAGTAAAAGAGTATACTGATACTGGATTACGTTACCCTACTCAAGTACTGAGATTTCAGAGAGATATACTCAAAAGTAACCTTCACCCTACCCAAAAGCCTCTAGCGTTATGCGAGTTTCTAGTCCGGACATACTCTAATGAGTTTGACACTGTACTAGATAACTGCATCGGTTCGGGTACAACTGCTATAGCATGTATGAATACTAACAGACACTTTATTGGTATAGAGAGGGATGCCGGCTACGTGAATGTTGCTAACGAACGTATTTCTAAGCACTTGGACTCAGTATAATGAAAGTAACAATTACATATCACGACAACGACTCATTTACTGTTGAAGAGGTAGTACGCCAAGCCGTAGCAAACTATGGCAAGCAGGCTCAAATCGAGATTATGCCAGAATCAACTCTAGCATATGATTATATCTATTTTGGACTACAGCAGCTAGTAACTCATGAGCAGCTATCCCTTTTATTTGACAAGGGTAGCAACTATCAAAAAGAGGTTCAGGCCCTAAGAGATCAGGTACTTTATAAAGTAACAGAGATTCTGCATCAGGTAATTATTGACAATGAAAGTAAGGCAGCGTCCTAAGTGTTGCCTTACACTAGTAAGGTGTATACATGGACGTTTCCGCAGTCGTTTTAAATAAGCTACTTTCTGAGCAGAGCCTTGATATATGGGCCAAGCTAAAACTCGTATTTCTAGACCCGGCGTATAGCTCGATCTATACCGTTATCAATAAGCACTATGAGAAGTATAGTGCTATTCCTAGCTTTGATGACCTAGACCTGACCTTGCGCGAAGGGCAGGCAGGTAAAACTCTAGCTACCCTAAAGCTTACCGAAGTACCTGACGTAAGCGCTGAGGTGGCCCTTGACGCCCTAATTGACCAGTATACGCAACAGGAAACTGTAAAACTATTAGATAAGTTTGTAGACAAGCTACCACTCTACGACACAGACGAGATTAAGGAAAACTTAGCGCAGATTGCGCTAACCATTGAGGAAAAGACTCATACTAGCGAAAAGGTCTTTACCATGTCTGACATGATGATGTTTCAGCATCAGGAGGACTTGGAAAAAGAGCGAGTGTACCTCGGCCTTAACAACGGCTTTGATGCGGCACTGGGTGGTGTGGCTAGACAGGAGCTTATTCTTATTGGTGGTAAGCGTGGCAGCGGTAAATCTATTACTAGTAGCAACATTTTTATTAACCAGTATGAGAGCGGCAATAGTTGCTTGTACTTCTCTATTGAAATGACTGCAATGGAAACTATGCAGCGTAACCTAGCTATCTTAGCGAACGTTAACTTGCAGAACCTAAAGCAGAACAAGCTCACAGATGACGAGATCTTGCGAGTTGTCAAGGCTCGTGCAAGTATGTTTGATGGGGCGGATGAAATGGTGGGCGAGTTCCTGAGGCATCGTGATCGGTTTAAGTTTGAAGAGTACCTTGTACGTAACTTTAAGCTAAAGCCAGATAACCAGATGGTTATTGTGGACGACCGCGATCTTACTCTTAGTGCTATTGACTTGCACATTGGTAAGATGAAGGCCAAGTTTGGCGACAAACTGGCAGTTGTAGTTGTAGACTATATTAACCAGATTGTCCTAGAAGGAGCAGACCAGTATGATTGGAAACCTCAGATTGAAGTCTCCAAAAAACTTAAAAACCTTGCTCGCAAGTACGAAGTGGTCATGGTCTCACCTTATCAAATTGACGCGAGCGGCGAGGCTCGGTTCGCTAAAGGCATCCTCGATGCAGCGGATATTGCCCTCGTCATGGAAGCTCACGAAAAAGATTGTGAAGCGGTATCCTTTGAGACTACAAAGATTCGTGGAGGTAAGGAGATGTCATTTACCTGCCCAATTGATTGGGATACCTTACGCATCTCGCCACAGTCTATTGATAAGCCTCAGTCTAAAGAAACAGTTAAAAAAGCTGGAAAGAAAAAGTCTGACGACCAACAAGTAGATACTGGTCCTCAAGAAGCCCCCACAGACCTACCTTGGAACGCATAATGATTGTTAGCCTAGAAAAGCTCGTAAACACTCTGCAAGATGGCGAACTAGCACACGTTAGCGCAGATTTCTGGTTTCAACACCAAGACCCTCCTCGCTTTAACGACGTAGACCCCAACAGCCCAATTTGGGCTGAACTACGTGCTTTTCAGTGGGGCTGGGCACGTTGTAAAGAATTTTACGCGATAAAAGACTAGCTTGAATTGTCGGGCTATTAGTGCTATAATAGAATCTATGAAAACAGAAAACTTTACCGCAGAGTACCTAAACACTTGCTTGCTAAGCTTAGTTGGTAGGCAAGAGCTTGTAGACGCCTGGTGGAATACGCCTAATAAGGCGTTTGATTGTAATACTCCTAAAAGCGTGTACAAGGAAGTTCCTGGCGGAGTTACCTCAGTAACTAACTATATTCTTGGCTATTGTGGTGGAGGGTACTACTGATGAGTAGTACTCCTATAATAGGCATATATGCGTTATTTTTTGAGCTAGACGATAACAGATACTATGTAGGTAAGTCCTTTGACATATTAGCTAGGTACCGGGCACATTTATCAAAACTAAAATGCGGAACACACAGTAATACTAAATTACTTAATGCATTTAATGTTATAGGTAAGCTCCCTAGTCTTTATGTGCTAGAAGAAATGAGTACTGCTACTGATTCAGCTCTATCTGAAAGAGAAATATTTTGGATTGCAGAGTTGGATGCATTTAAGCATGGATTTAATAACTCACTTGGTGGAGAGGGGTACTCTGGTGAGTACAGCCCTCACTTGCTAAAAGATAAAGCTAACTATATAGATTTCGTAAGGCTGTTAGCCTCCGGAAAGTACAGGACTATAAAGCAAGCAGCTGCTATAGCAGATATCCCCTATGATAGTGCCAGAGATATATGTGCTGGTAAATCATGCACTTGGATAAGCAAGTATGCTCTTAATGATTATTTGTTAGTACTTAGTAATACCGGTAATCGGTACACCCATAAAGAAGAAGATCATAAGTACCTGGAAGTCCTCAGGTGTTTAGCTACTGGCAACTTAAACATGAAGGGTATTTCCGATAGCACAGGGGTATCTTACAATACTGTTAGAAGTATTGCTTGTGGAGTAACCCACAAATACTTACAGGAACTATACCCAGAAGAGTATTCCAGGATGAAATATAGGAAGCGAGGAAATGGATCCAGTAAGTACCTTACTTAATAACAGTGGTGTGTCATATATACCCTCTGGCAGGGATTACTTAGTAAAGTGCCTTAACCCAGAACACCCAGACTCCAATCCCTCCATGCGAGTAGATAAAGTTACAGGATTATTTAATTGTTTTTCCTGTGGCTACCGTGGAAACATCTTTAAGTATTACGGGGTTTTTACTAACCCTATCCCACTTAAAATTGCAAAACTAAAAGAGAAGCTGGACGAGCTAAAAAGTATGGGTACAGGTCTGGAACTTCCCAAAGGTGCTACACCTTACACACGTAGTTATCGTGGTATTTCTGCCCAGACCCTAAAGCGCTTCGAGGCGTTTTATACCACGCAAGTCGAGAAACTGGAAGACCGCATCTGTTTTCCTATTAAAGACATTACTGGGAAAACACAAGTATATGTTGCCCGACATACCCTGAGCAGCGGTAATCCCCGGTATATTAACTATCCTCGCGGCGTTACTATGCCACTGTACCCGCCCCAAGTCCCACAAGGTCACCGTAGCCTTGTGCTAGTTGAGGGTATCTTTGATATGCTGAACCTTTACGATAAGGGTTTACATAATGTAGCTTGCTGCTTTGGCACAAATACCCTACAAGCTAATACCAAGGATAAGCTCCTGGCCTACAAAGCTCAAGGTGTTACGCACGTATTCATCCTATTTGACGGAGACGATGCAGGCGAAAAGGCAGCGCACACTCTCAAGCCGCTAGTAGAAGATTGCGGGTTTGTAGTAGAAATCGTTAACTTGCCTGAAGGTACAGACCCCGGCGAGCTTGGTCAAGAAGATGTAGACTCCATCAGAGAATATGTTAAAAAATGAACTTGACTCTTGAAGAGAAGTTTAGTATAATGTTAGAAGCACTGGAGGCAATCGGCAGTTACGAAACCTGTGATTGCGGGTGCCCCAACGCCAGACAAGCTAGGATAGCAGGTAAAGCTGTTATTACATGGGCTATTGCGCGCGACGCCCTAGAAAAGATCGGCGAAAAACCAAAGGTATACCAATATGACGAAACGAGTGGCACTTATCGACAAAGCTCCGAACAAGACTCGGTACAGTGATTACTTTCCGTTTGAGTTTGACCATTTCCATATGAGTCAAGTTCCGATCACCAAACTCCTGAAAAAGGACGTTACGTTGGAATTTGACGCGGAACATTATGACTTGGTGATCCTAGTAGGCGCTGAAGCTGCTAAAGAATACGCTAAAGTTACGTCGGTAACTAACATGGCGGGACAGCTTGTTAACGACAAGTTCGTGTGCATTACCAACCCAGCTATGTTGGCATTTAAGCCTGAAGGCAAGCCCGACTTTCAGCGCGCACTAGACAAGATTCTAAAGATTTATGCTGGCGAAACCAAGCCAGTAGCTAGTGGCGACTTTGCTGGTATTAACGATACCAAGGAGGCTAAACGCTTTCTGCGGGAAGTGCTGGAGAACGCTCAAGGTCGCGTTGCATGGGACACGGAAACAACTGCACTGTACCCTCGCGACGGTTATGTGCTGGGTGTATCCATGACATACAAGCCCAAGCAGGGCAGGTACATTCTTACCGACTGCCTAGATGATGTATGTATTGACCTGCTGCAAAAGATTGCAAACACATTTGAAACGATCTTTCATAATATGAAGTTCGACTTCAAGATGCTTAAATACCATCTTGGCATCGACTTCCCTCGTGACCGCATACACGATACTATGTGTATGCACTATGTGTTGGACGAGAACGATTCGCATGGTCTAAAGCCGCTTGCACTCAAATACACTGACTACGGTGACTACGATACTCCGCTAGACGAATTCAAGCGCGAATACTGTGCACAACACGGTATTCTGCAAGAGGAGTTTACTTACGACCTGATTCCGTTTGACGTTATCAGCGATTACGCCGCAAAAGATACCGGCGTTACCTACGAGCTGTTTCAAAAGTTCTGGCCTATTATCCAGAAAAACGATAAGTTTGCCTGGGTGTACCGCGAGCTAATGATTGCTGGAACCTTGTTCCTTATGGACATGGAGGAGGTTGGTATTCCTATTAGTGCTGAGCGTATGCTTGCAGCTAAACTATACCTAGACGAAGAAATTCAAAAGGCTAAAGAAGTTGTGTTTAGCTTTGACGCGGTTAAGAATTTTGAAAAGGATAGTGGCAAAATCTTTAACCCTGGCAGTGTTATGCAGCTGCGTCAGGTGTTATTTGACTACGCAGGCTTAGAGCCTACTGGTAAAAAGACTGGAACTGGCGCGATTTCAACGGATGCCGAGGTGCTAAAGCAACTTGCCGAGGTGCATCCACTTCCCGGCGCAATTTTGACAGTTCGCCAGCTCAGTAAGATTCAAAATACCTATATCAACAAGATTCTACCGGAACTGGATCGTGACGGACGTATACGTACTAACTTTAACCTAATCTTTACTACTAGCGGACGCTTGTCTAGTAGTGGTAAGTTTAATGCTCAACAGTTGCCACGGGATGACAGCCTTGTAAAATCATGTATCGTGGCTCCTGAAGGCTATAAGATTGTTAGCCAAGATTTAGCTACTGCTGAGTCATATTTCGCAGCAGTATTGAGCGGGGACAAAAACCTTCAAAAAGTTTTTACAAGTAAGGGAGACTTCCACTCTACTATTGCCAAGTCAGTTTTTGACTTAGACTGTGCAGTGGAAGATGTCAAGAAATTATATCCAGGACTCCGTCAAAGCAGTAAAGCTATTACATTTGGCATTTTGTACGGGTCAGGGCCGGCAAAGGTATCCGAAACAGTTAGTAAGGCTACGGGCGAGTACTACAGCATTGATAGGGCTAAAGAGGATATTAAGGCATACTTTACTAAGTTCAGTCGCTTGAAGAAGTGGTTGAACGAACAGGATGCCTTTATTCGAGCCAATGGATATGTTTATAGCGCGTTTGGACGTAAACGTAGGTTGCCCAATGTGTACAGCGCGGACAAGGGCATTGTTGCTCACGAGGTTCGAAGCGGCACGAATAGTCTTATCCAATCAGTCGCGAGCGATATTAACCTTTTAGCCGCTATGGATACTGCTACCGAGGTAAAAAAGCAGGGGCTTGATGCCAACATATTTATGCTAGTGCACGACTCTATTGTGGCTCTAGTAAAAGACGAGGATGTAGATAGGTACTGTGAAATTCTTAAAGAGTGTACTCAGCGGGATAGGGGGGTATCTATTCCTGGGTGCCCTGTTGGTATTGATGTAGAGGTTGCACAGGATTATAGTATGGGCAAGTTCCAGAAGCAGTATGAGGTTAGGGATGGAGTAATTTACAGGTTAAAGGAATGACCCAAGGCATTTATTGTCTTTACTTTGATACTGATGACGGCAGATATTATGTAGGTAAATCTTCTTCCGGCATTGAAGGCAGGTATGTCAGGCACAAGAGCAATTTAGCCGGCAATAGACACGTAAATTACTTACTACAAAAAGAGTATAATAGGTTGGGGGTACCGCCTAACCTATATATCCTAGAAGAATGCCTGGACCCTAATTTAATAGACTCACGGGAAATATTCTGGATACAGAAGCTAGATGCCTATACTAGTGGTTTCAATCTCACCGTAGGCGGAGAGGGTTCAGCCCCTGGCGAAAAGCACCCCGCAGCAATATACTCCGAAGAAACATACGTAGCAATACTTACTGGCCTGGCCGAACCTAATTCTTCTATAATAAACGTGTCTAAAAACTTGGGCGTCTCTTACGACGTTGTAACTTGTATAGCTACTGGACATAGCCACTTATACCTGCAGGACAAGTTCCCTGGGCTTTATCAGAAAATGATTTCTCAGATAGGAACCCGACGTGTGGGGGGTAGGCTAGTACAGCCTGCTGAGGTATACGAGAATATTTTCCGCGAGCTAGCTACAACTGCTGCCCCTATGCAAGATATAGCAGATAAGTATTCTGTTACCTTAAGTGTTGTCGCAGATATTAATAAGGGTCAATCACATAAATACCTGCACGCAAAATTTCCAGAATTGTTTGAAAGAATTAAGGCTAATCGGGGTAAGCTTATTAGAACCCGTAATATTTGGCCTGCTGTACGCTCCCCTACCGGGGAAGTGTATGATGTAATAAATAGCGCAGAATTTGCTAGAATACACGGACTAGACACCGGCGGTTTTTCTAGGCTTCTAAACGGGCACCAAAAAAGTACCAAAGGCTGGGTATTGGCATGAATCTTGCTAGTATAAGCTGGCCCGTATTCAGGCTAGGTGAGCATAAGCCGCATCAGCTAGACGGAGTTACGTTCTACTCGCAGGAGTACGTAACCCTAGATAACGTGCAGTCTAAACAAAGCTTGCGCGTGGTGGACGACACCACAGTTCAGGGGGAAACCCTTGGACAGCGCAGGATGCGCTTAGCTATGCTAGAGGAGGTAAACTTGTTTAAAATTAGACTAGCCTTGTACTTCTTACAGGACTTGATAAAGATAGCAAAGCAGACCACCTGGTTTATTGATAGCCGTGGAGTGGTATTTCAGTATAGAAAATCCACTCGCGCCAAGCTGACTTATCACAAACTTAAAAAAGTTTTTCCGGTTGAGGGTATGGGGTGTATCATCGAAGTTGAAGGTATACCCCAACGCTTCAAATGTCTTTTTAGACCAACGCCAGATCAAGACTACGCAGGAGTACTCCGATGGGGTCTTGGGTACATTATCTATGGATTATATGAACAACCCGGCAAACCAAGCTACAGAAAAGTATAGTATGTTAGAGGATGGAGAATCAACTAGTGAGGGTTTGCTAGCCTGCCCTTGTTGCGGGTCTAAGGATGTGGAGTACACCTTCTTAGAGAAAAAAGGCTATAGACAAATTGGACCTAGTTTTGTAATTTGCAATGGCTGTGGACTATCTGCTGGTGCAGAAGACACATATCCAAAACATCCACTTGAGGTATGGAATACTAGACTAAATGCCTAAAGCAATTATTTCAAACCGAATATACATGGATAACCCAGGGGTAGAGCCGACCAAAGAAATTATGAAGGCTCTTACATACAAGTTTAACAAGAATACTGGTAGTAAGCAATTTGCTAGTGTGGAAACTATCAAGAACTACAAAACCCTAGTTAACGGAATTTTATCTATACCGCAAACACGTACAGACCTAATTCCTCCAAACTACGAGATTGTAGACAAGCGAGTGCTAGTACCAGTTCCATTTCCGGACCCGCTATTTCCACTGCGAGATAGCCAGGTCCCTGTGTATGAGGCTGCCACAGACACGTGCTTTATTAACGCACTAGTGGGCTGGGGTAAAAGTTACACGGCACTATACATAGTGCACAAGTGGGGCCAGAAGACTCTGGTGGTAACACATACGGCTGCGCTTCGAGACCAGTGGCGCGAAGACGTAAAGAATCTATTTGGAATGGAGGCTGGCGTAATTGGAGGAGGTGCACTAGACTATGAGGATCACGCTATTACCGTAGCCAATGTGCAGACGCTAGTTAAACATGCAGAACGGCTTGCCTCCGAGTTTGGCACAGTTATAATTGACGAAAGCCATCATACACCTGCTACTACCTTTACAGAAACTCTTGATAAGTTTAAGGCACGCTATCGAATAGGGCTTAGTGGCACTATGCAGCGTAAGGACGGGAAACATGCCATGTTTCAAGACTACTTTGGTAGTGTGGTACATCAACCACCACAAAGTAACACACTAGTGCCAAAGGTAAAGCTAGTAAAAACTGGCATTACCTTAAAGCCTGGGGCTACTTGGGTTGAAAAGATTAATGAGTTAGCTAGTGATGATAACTATCAGCGCATAATTGCAGCACTTGCATTACGTCAAATTGATCGTGGGCATCAGGTGCTGGTTATTGCAGACAGAGTGGAATTCTTACGAAAGGTTAGTGAATATGTTGGTGAAACTTGCGTACTTGTTACAGGCGAAACAGACTTCGAGGGTCGTCAAGCTGCCAAACAGCAACTTCTCAGCGGCGAAAAAATGTGTATTGCTGGGAGCCGGCAAATCTTTGCCGAAGGTATCTCCATCAACTCACTAAGCTGTGTTATCCTAGCGGTGCCTATGAGCAATGACTCCTTGCTAGAGCAGATCATTGGTCGAGTACAACGGCTGCATGAGAATAAGCTCGATCCACTAGTGCTGGATATGCAATTTAGTGGTTGGGCAGATAAAAAGCAGAATAATGACCGTCTAGGGTTTTACCTTCGTAAAGGCTGGTCGGTAGAGACAGTATAAATACTGACTTGAATCCGTAGACTGTTTCAAGTATAATATAGTCTTAGCACGGCAGTTATATCAAAAGCATGGCAACCATCTAAAATTTAGACTTGAACACTGTGCCTAAGTTTGATATAATATAGTCTGTGTTAGGGATTTTATGTTATTCTTTGACCTTACAATTCTTGAGGAGTCTACAGGATGTGACCCACAATGGCTAGTACTAGCGCTATACAAGTTTTGGCGTGGGCAGCAATTTCCCAAGAACCCCTACGAAAAGTATAAACCTCTGCCTAATATGAAGCCAGGCAGTGCGTTTTTACTAAATCCTGAACCTTTTTTCACTGATCGCAGTACGGATTATACTTACAAGGCTCAGTACATTAGATTAGCCGGCAGACGTAACTTTTCACTTTACAAAACGCACGGACTCAAATCTCTTGACTTAACCCTGTATCCTGACTTAGATATTAAAGCTATCGAGTCAAATCCGCTTCTCCACATCGCAAACAAGCAAATCTACTTTAAATACGAAAGATAAACAACATGGCAATCGCATTCAAGAACACCAAAGGCAAAGCTCAAAAGTCTAGCGTTGAAAGCTACACCTACAAGGACGGCGAAAATCGCGTTCGACTGGTTGGTGGTGTGCTTCCCCGCTACGTTTACTGGGTGAAAGGTACTAACAACAAGGATATTCCTATTGAGTGCCTGGCCTTCAGCCGCGAAAAAGAAAAGTTTGACAATATCCAAAAAGATCACGTTCCTGACTTTTACCCGGACCTGAAGTGCTCGTGGAGCTATGCAGTCAATGTAATTGACCCCGCAGACGGTAAGGTTAAAGTGCTGAATCTGAAGAAAAAGCTGTTTGAGCAGATTCTTCAAGCGGCAGAAGACCTGGGAGACCCCACCTCGTATGATACTGGTTGGGATGTTGTCTTTAAGCGCAGCAAGACCGGACCCTTGGCATTTCAGGTGGCCTACGATCTTAACGTCCTGCGCTGCAAGCCGCGAGCATTGACTGATGAAGAACGGGCTGCCGCCGATGCTGCTGTAGATATTGACAGCAAGTATCCGCGTGCTACGCCTGAGGAGCAGCTTGCACTATTGCAAAAGCTGGCTGATGGCATCTCGGAAGAAGCTCAAAGCGAAGCCGAACAGGAAGCTGTTAAAGACCTCGGTTAATTAATCAAAGCCCGCTACGTCCCTGTGCCTAGCGGGCTTTATTGCCTATAGAATATGAAAATACTTTTCACGGCGGATATACACATCAAGCTGGGTCAAAAGAACGTTCCACACGAGTGGGCACGTAATCGCTTCCAGATGTTCATTGACCAGTTTGCCGAGATGCAGTCTCAAGCAGACCTAGTTATCATTGGAGGCGACGTTTTTGATAGATTGCCAACTATGGACGAAGTAGAACTTTACTTTGACCTAGTAGCTAGCATGAAGAAGCCTACAGTTATTATTCCAGGTAATCACGAAATGATAAAGAAGGATACTACCTTTCTTACATTTCTGAAACGTGCTACTAACCGCCTTAACAAGCTAGTAAGGATTATTGATGACATTGACAGCACTCTGCTTGGGGGTGATATTGATATTATTCCTTACAATAAACTAAAAACGTGGGCGGAAAATTACCAAGATTACGACTTCAATGGCAGAATCTGCGTTAGCCACTTCCGAGCTGAGATACCACCACATGTTCGTCCAGAAGTAAATCTTGACCTGTTTAACCGCTGGCAGGTAGTACTAGCTGGAGACTTACACAGTTATGAAAACTCTCAAAGGAATATTCTTTACCCTGGTAGTCCTTATACCACTAGCTTTCATCGCAATCTTGTGGATACCGGTGCTATCTTGCTTGACGTGGATACACTATCGCATGTATGGCTAAAGTTTAATCTACCACAGCTGCTCAAGAAAACTATTGCTGCGGGCGATATACCAGTACCTACTAGCTTCCATCATACAGTATATGAGCTAGAGGGGGACCTACAAGAACTAGGTGCCCTACAAGATAACGAGCTAGTTGCTAAAAAGGTTGTTAAGCGTAGTCAAGACACCCAACTTATTCTCGACCCTAACCTGACGCTGGCTGAAGAAGTACGAGAGTACTTAACCTATATCCTAGAACTGCCAGAAGATACAATCGCACAAACCCTAAAGGAATACTATACTTATGCAGACAAAATCGAATCCCACTAAAGCCCTGGTATGGTCTGGACAAAACTGCCCCTGGTGTGAGCGTGCTAAGGCTCTCTTAGACTCTAAGGGCATCCCGTATGTGGTTAAACAGATTGGTGTAGACGGCGTTACCAAGGAAATGTTCTTTGAGGCTAATCCTGGTGCTCGCACAGTTCCACAAGTTTGGCTTGATGGCCAGCTTGTGGGCGGATTTGATCAGTTGAAGGCGGTGCTGACTTGATCGTACTTAAAACGCTTAAATTCAGTAATGCCTTCTCGTATGGCGAAAACAACGAGATTGACTTTACTCGTAGCCCGCTAGTGCAGCTAGTAGGTAAGAATGGGCATGGTAAGAGTTCAATTGCACTTATTCTTGAAGAAGTCTTATTTAATAAGAACTCAAAAGGTATCAAAAAAGGCGATATACTTAATCGCTACAGCAAGGCCAAGCACTACAGTATAGAGCTAGAGTTCCAAAAAGATGGATGCAATTACAAAATCGAGACTCGTCGCGGCAGTACACAGACAGTTAAGTTCACTAGAGAGAACCAAGACATTAGTTCTCACACTGCAACTCAAACATACAAGCAGATTGAGGAAGTCCTCGGCATGGACCACAAGACTTTCTCTCAGATTGTATATCAAAGTCATGCTAGTAGTCTTGAGTTTCTTACAAGCCCTGACACTGCACGTAAAAAGTTCCTTATTGAAATCCTAAACTTAGGCAGGTATACTCAGGCCGGTGAGGTTTTCAAAGCTGCTCATGGTGAGCTTGCCAAGGAAGTTGCCGCAGCCGAAGCCAAAGTTGCAACTACTACTAGCTGGATTCAGAAGTATGCTAGTACAGACTTTACGCGTAAACCCCTAGTAGTAGTTCCGCAACAGCCCGATACTGAACGTCAGCAGCTTGCCCAAATCGAAGCACAACTCAGTACTCTAACAGCAACTAATAAGCGCATAGTACAAAACAACAAGTATAAGGAGCTACAGTCCAAGATAAAAGTACTGCCGCTTCCGCCTGAGCCTAAAGAACTTGAAGAACCGTATACTAAAGCTGCTGCAAATGCTGCGGGGCAATACGCGGCAGCTAAAGCTATTAGAGATAAGATGGGTAAGTTACATGGTACGTGCCCAACCTGTTTAAGCGAAATAGACGAGTGTAAAACCACTGCGCTAGTAGCCGAACAGGAGCAATTAATGGCAGAAGCCTCCGCACTAGAAAGCTCTGCTATGGCGGAAGTTAAGCGCATACTTGCTGCACGCACTGCATGGACGGCTGCTCAAAAATCCCAAGAAGACTGGGAAAAGTATCATCAGCTTATTGATACCTCGCTGCCAGATGTTTTACTTGATGAGGCCACGCTTAAAGCAAGCGCAGGTAAACTCCAGCAGCTAATATTAGCTACTGCCGAAGATATTTCTCGCGCTGAATACCACAACAAGCAAGCTAACGCAGAAAATGCTAAGCTTGCCTTGATTGAGGGTCAGGTAGCCGAAATGCAGGCCGACCTAAGCCAGCATAAGTCAAAACTAGCAGAGTTGCAAAACAGGTTATCGGTACTAGCAACTTTGGTTAAAACATTCTCGACAACTGGCCTTGTTGCCTACAAGATTGAGAATTTAGTGAAAGATTTGGAAGAACTTAGCAATCAGTACTTAGGCGAACTGAGTGGTGGCAGATTCCAAATTGGGTTCCAGATTAGTGGTAGTGACAAACTTAATGTTGTTATTACGGATAATGGGACTGACATTGATATAGCGGCCCTAAGCGGCGGGGAGCGCGCTAGAGTAAACGTGGCTACACTACTAGCCATCAGACGCCTTATGCAATCCCTGTCTCAGAGCAGAATCAACTTGTTGATCTTGGACGAAACAGTGGAAGCACTAGATGTTGATGGTAAGGAGAAGCTGATAGAGGTTCTACTAGCCGAGGATAACTTGAATACGGTGCTAGTAAGTCATGGTTTTACTCATGCCTTACTAGAAAAGGTTTACGTAGTTAAACATAATAACATATCTCACATAGAGGTTTAATATGCATTTTAGAGTTAAAGAAATTCAAGGTACAGCGTATATTACGCGGGCCGTAGCTAATCGTATCAAACTAGAAATTGGAGACTTCTTCTATCCTGAAGAAATGCCTACACTGGAAGTGTCTGGTACTCTAGTTTACTGGAATGATACTACTGGCGAGGTATTTACAGCGGGCGAAACAGTGAATCCTACTGTTGGTAAAGAGCCAGCTCCTGCCACAGAAGCAGCTCCTGTAGTTGAGCCAGTACCTCAAGAAGTATCACCTACTCCTGCTGCTGAGTAATGGTGGACTCTAGAGCAAAAGGCGCTAGAGTAGAAACCCAAGTCAGGGATGCGCTCCGTAAACACACTGGACTACAGTGGGAGCGTACTCCCGGCAGCGGGGCACTAGACGAGAAGCATGGACTAAAAGGCGATTTGTATATACCAAATGCAAATAATGAATTTTGCGTAGAAGTTAAGGGCTACGCAGATGATCACCTTACTAGCGCAGTCCTATCTTCTAAAAGTCCTCAACTACTGGAGTTTTGGACCCAAGCTGTTCGTCAGGGTAAGCAGGTAAAACGAAAGCCCCTTCTGATCTTTAAATATGATCGTAGTAAGCTTTTTGTAGCTTTTGGTACGGATGTGTGCCTTCCTGATGGAAGCTACCCCTTCTTTTACGTTCACAGAGACGACCACGAGTTCTTTGTAGCCTTACTAGAAGATTGGCTTCAGCATGAAGCTGTGAAATTTGTGGTTTGACGTACAATCTATTATTTGATATAATAGATGTTCTTTCAAAATAAAGGAACCAATGGCTAAAACATTTGCAACCTTGCAAGAACAAGAGAACGTACTACTGGTAGTGGACCAGCTCAATCTATGTTTCAGGTGGAAGCACTCTGGTGCTACAGACTTCGCAGTCGATTGCTTACGAACTATTGAGTCGCTTAAAAAGTCCTACAAAGCAAAATGGGTAGTTATTGCTACAGATCAAGGTAGTTCCAGCTACCGCAAGGCTATCTACCCCGAATACAAGCAAAATCGCAAAGATAAGTACGCAGAGCAAACTGATGCTGAAAAGGCTGCTTTCGAGCTATTCTTTGAGGACTATCAAAAGACCTTAGATTATATTCGTGAGAATACTAGCTATCCGGTTATCCAGTTTAAAGGTACTGAAGCTGATGATATTGCCGCGTATATCTGCTCACTGCAAGATAAGCTGCCTGTTGACCACATCTGGCTAGTATCGTCAGACAAGGATTGGGACCTGCTGATTAGTGATAAAGTTAGCCGCTTCTCGTATGTAACCCGTAAGGAGGTTACTGCTAATAACTGGCATACTCACTATGACTTTACCCAAGACGAATATATTTCCATTAAGTGCTTAATGGGGGATACTGGAGACAACGTTCCTGGCGTTGAAGGCATTGGGCCAAAACGTGCTCATCAGCTAGTACAAGAATATGGTACTGCTCTTGATATTGTAGCCGCCTTACCTATTAATAGTAAGCTAAAGTACGTTCAGGCGCTTAATAAAAGCGGAGATCGTATCATGCTTAATTACCAGCTAATGGATCTAGTGACTTTTTGTCACGATGCCCTTGGCGACAATACCGAACAAATTGATAACATTCTGGACACAATCCTCGTATGAATAATTACTATACCCCCAATGCAGGTTCGCTTAAGCCCCAGATCCAGTGCCTTATCAGCGACCCTAAACTGCTGCCCCAACGCCAGCACGCAACTGACGCAGGCGCTGACTTGTTTGCTAGTGGGGACTATGAAATTTATCCCGGTGAGCAAAAAATGATTGATACCGGGGCGGCTGTAAAGATTCCCGTCGGCTACGTAGGTTATGTATTTAATCGTAGTTCGCAAGGTAAGATCGGCATTACTATTCCGCACAGTGTTGGGGTGGTTGATAGTGATTACCGTGGTAATATCAAAGTTATTCTCAAGAATAATGGCGAAGACCCTTACAAGATCGAGCGCGGAGTTACCCGAATTGCTCAGCTTGTTATATCGCCTGTGATTCTTGCTGAGTTTGTGGATGTGTGGAACGATACCGAGCGCGGTACTGGCGGCTTTGGTAGCACTAACTGATGAACAACGAAAAGCATATCGAGCAACGTATTCAAGAGCTAAAGCTTAATGCTCCACGCCTGACTCCAGAAAATATTGATGCAAAGATCGTGCATAGTACCTATACTGTGTTACCTAGCGGTAAGGTCATGGTATGCGAGCTGGTTCTTGAAAACGGATTTAGTGTGCGAGGCGAGGCTGCAACAGTAAGCCGCGAGAACTTTAATCACGAGATCGGCAGAAAGATCAGCTACGAAAATGCCCGCGATAAGGTATGGCAGCTAGAAGGCTACCTGCTGCAACAAAAACTTTTTAATGAAAGAAACCAATAATATGAACGTTAGCACTCGCGCACAAGTTATTACCCGTCGTACCTATAATCGTCCACTTAATGATGATGGTACTGAATTTGAGACTTGGCCCCAAACCGTAGCACGCGTTATCAAGCACCAGCAATTTTTGTGGGAGCGCGCTAAAACCGCTAAGGTACTGGAAGATACTCCACTTCACGACATTACTCCGGACCTGCAAGAGTGGCAAACGCTTACCCAGCATGAGCAAGACGAGCTAGAAGAGCTACGTGGCCTGCTTGAGGATCGTAAAGTAGCAGTTGCAGGTCGTACCTTATGGCTCGGTGGTACCGATATTGCTCGTCGCCGTGAAGCGTCTATGTTTAACTGCTCATTTACTAACGTAGAGACAGTATACGACGTAGTTGATATCTTCTGGCTACTGCTTCAAGGTTGTGGCACCGGCTTCCGCCCCGTTAGCGGGTCGCTTACTGGCTTTCGCAAAACAATCCCTAACCTAGAGATTGTACGTAGTCAAAACTCTACCACAAAGGGCCGAGAGACTAATGAAGAGACTTGGGATGCCGTAACCAAAACTTGGACGCTGAGTATTGGTGATAGTGCAGAAGCATGGGCAAAGTCTATTGGCAAACTGCTTGCTGGTAAGTATCCTGCACAAACCCTCGTACTAGATTTCTCACAGATTCGTAAGCCTGGCGTACGTCTTAAGAATTATGGCTGGCTATCGCAGGGCGACGTGGGACTTACCAAAGCGTATACCTCGGTATTTAACCTTTTAAATGCCAAGGCGGATACCTTGCTTAGCGAGCTGGATATTCTTGATATTGTTAACCTGCTAGGCACTGTATTGAGTACTCGTCGTAGTGCACAGATTGCAGTTATGGACGACTACAGTACTGTAGTTGGTGACTTTGCAGATGCTAAAGTTGGCATCTGGGAGAACGGACTTCAGCATCGCTCACAAAGCAATAACTCCATTATTTTCTGGAAGAAGCCTGAATATAGTGAACTGCTGCAGTGGTTTGAAAAAATCAATCGCGGTGGTAATGGTGAACCAGGACTTATTAACGGCCAGCAGCTTCGTGCCAGGGCTCCGTGGGCAGTGGGTATGAACCCCTGCGCAGAAATTCTTTTGCCGAATAAAGGGTTTTGCAATCTTGTGAGCCTTGACGTTCTCAAGTTCAAGGGCGACACGTTGGGAATGTTGCGAGCAGCTAAAATTGCTGCTCGCGCTAACTACCGACAAACAGTGGTTGATTTCCGTGACGGTATCTTGCAAGAAGCCTGGCACCTTAATAATGAGCACCTGCGCTTGTGTGGTGTCTCTATGATGGGTATTGCCGGACGCCCAGACCTGAAGGCGTATGACTACCGTAGGCTTGAGCGCGTTGTTACTGCTGCCGCCTACGCAATGGCAAACGAGCTAGATTTGCCCTATCCCAAGAATATCACGGCAATCAAACCTGAGGGTACGCAGTCTAAGTGCTACGACTCACTGGAGGGTATGCATAAGCCTCTTGGTAGGTATATCTTCAACAACGTGGCATTTAGTAAATACGACCCGCTTGTATCTAAGCTACGTGCGGCTAACTATAATGTATTTAATCACCCGTACGACGACTCGGCTACGCTTATTACGTTCCCGGTCAAAAACGATGGTGTTGAATTTGATGTAGTTGAGGGTAAAGAGGTTAACCTAGAGTCAGCGGTTAGTCAGCTGAATACATACAAAATGCTGATGGATAACTACTGCCAGCAAAATGTAAGTTGCACTATTAGTTATAGCGTGGACGAAACCCAAGAGATTGTTGACTGGCTGTACCAAAACTGGGATAGCTATGTTGCAGTTAGTTTCTTGTTCAGGAATGATCCTAGCAAAACTGCCGCGGACCTCGGGTATCCTTACCTACCACAAGAGGTCACTACTCGGGAAGAGTACGAGGCGTATGTTAATCGCTTGATGCCTGTTAATATCGACGATGCTAATAGCTTCGACGAGCTTAGCGATGCAGACTGCGCAACTGGTGCCTGCCCAGTACGGTGATAGTGTAAAATCTACCTAAACAAAAGCCCCTATAGCCATAAAAGCTATAGAGGCTTTTTTATATCATCAATACTTTTTGAAACGCTGATTTATAGCTGGTGGCTAATATAAATTTTTAGTTTGACAATTATGCCATTTAAGAGTATAATTGTATTTGTACTCGAAAAAGTACATGGCTACCGATAATAAAAAATAAAAGAGGAGCCATTTTATGGCAGAAGTAATCTCTGCTCAGCCGCTACCTACATCCAAAAACGTAAGTGAGTTGCTGAGTAATATAAAGCAAGAAGTCACACAAGCACAAAACCAAATGACTTCCCAAGTACAACAACAAAGTGGAGATAAAACCATGGCAGAAGTAATGACACCAAACATGATCCTAGGTGCTGGCTCAAGCGGAGATGGCCTATTTGGATCAGGCGGCGGAGGCTTAATCGGCGGACTTATCTTAGGTAGTCTGCTACGTAATAACGGTAACTTGTTTGGTGGAGATGGGGCCGGAGCAGTAGCTGGAGCTACTCTGCGTAACCCACCGGAACAGAACCAGGCTAATATGGACTTGATGGCAGGTATTGGAGCTGTGGATAAAGCAGTTGCAGTATCAACTGCAGCAATGGAAGGCAGCCAAGCTTCACAAAGTGCAGCTATTAACGCCTCCTTAAATAGTGTCGCTAGTTCGCTTGCTACACGCGTAGATGCGACTAAAGAGGCAGTTACAGCTAATGCAATGGTATTAGCGCAGCAGCTAAATGCTATTAACACCAATTTAATGGCTACCGCTAATGAAACGCAAAAGACCGTAACTACTGATGGCGATAAGACTCGTGCACTAATCACTCAGCAGTATGAAATGAATCTGCAACGTCAACTTGCTGATGCTAATGCAGCACTAGCAGAACTACGCACAGATAGCCGTATTGCTGAACGTACTCGTGGTATTGAGGTAACTACTACTAACAATATCAACCAAATGCAGCAGCAACAACAAAACCAACAACAGTTTGCTCAGCTTGGTAACTACATTGCGCTATTAGCACAGCAAATTCGTAGTAATAATGAAGCAATTAATGTTGGAAGCGGAACACTGACCGCCAATCCAGCTAATACAAATACTAACATTCGTTAAGTAGTCTAGCCCGTCCGCCAAAAGCAGGCGGGCTTTTACGTATGTTTAATACAATGTTGTATCCAATGCTACCGCCACTTATACTAGACGACCGCGATTTGCTAATAAATAGCATTATAAGTGGCACAGGTCTACCGGGGCCGGCAGGCCCTCCCGGACCACAAGGGGAACCTGGCATTACTGGGCCTCAAGGCGAACCAGGACCTCAAGGCGAGCCCGGTATTCATGGAGAACCAGGGCCCCCAGGACCGCAAGGTGAACCCGGGCCTCCTGGACCTCAAGGCAGTGCAAATCCACTATCTACTCGTCTAGTAAAAATTAATACCACTCTCCTAGATAATGATACTTATGTGGGTATACAGTGTACTATTCCTATTACCGTTACTTTACCTCCAAATACTGAAATTGGTAATTGGATTATTATTAAGCTAGAAATGGGTGCTCCAATAGGCAACAGGAAAGTCACTGTTAAAACCAGTGACGGCAGTCTTATTGATGGAGCATCCACTAAAATTTTACAAGAACCCTATGAATGCTTGCAGCTCGTATACCGCGCTGCGGCATGGCACATAATATAATAACAAGGAGTGCCCCATGGCTGACGAAAATTTACAAGTACAAGTTAGTAAAGTTTTTGCTACCTTACTTGCGTTTGGACTAAAAGCGCAAAACTTCCACTGGAATGTAGAGGGCCAAAACTTTGTAGAGTACCACAAACTATTTGATAAGCTGTCACATAAGGCGTACAAGCAGCTAGACTGTATTGCCGAAGGTTTACGCAATATGGGTATGTACGTTGCAGCAAACTTTGAAGACTTAAAAGTTCTTAGTGCAATACAAGATACACGTAATGTGCCTAGTAACCGTGAGATGTTAGCAATCTTACTAAATGACTGCAGAATACTAAACTCACTGGTTTCCAGTACTTGCAAGGCTCTGGAAGTTGCAGGTGAGCATGGTATGTATCATCTTCTAGGACACCTTTCTAAAAACTTAAATAAGGCCGAGTACTTGTTAGTAAGTGCTAATAAGCCCTAAAAACAAAAAGCCCCTAAACTGTTGCAGTTTAGGGGCTTTTTCTATTTATAGCTTTTGAGAGGCGCGAAGCTTCCAGCCATGTTTGCGATGTGCATCAATACGATCAGCAAGGAAGTTAGCAAAGCCAAACTCACCTGCTAGGTCGCACACATTATATGCGCTGCGTAAGAGTATAATAAGCTGCTCGTTGTCCACCAGCAGCTTACTAACCATGTCGCGGTTAGTGGTAACTAGTGTATTTTCTTCTAGTACTGGACTGCCGCCAACAATATCTTCTAGGCAGTAAGGCGCATAGGCTTGTGTAGTACGAATACGCTCAGCAAAGCTGTCGATGCTATCATAAACTTCCTCATAAATATCGCCAAAAAGATCATGATATTCTTGAAAGTCGCGACCCTCCACGTTCCAGTGGAAACTATGTGCTTTTAGGTAAAACACAAAGGTTGCATTAAATGCGGTAGTAACCGTCTGCTGTAGTTCTGTCATATTAATCTCTGATTTTGTAAGCTGCTTGCCCTCACGAGCACGCATAATTTGATCTCGCTTAGTGGCACTCCAAGACTCACCACTATCTCCGCCCCATAAGTCCCAAGCAACTCGTCCAGGACTAGGGTAGCCTTCTTCTCCGCTACTAAACCCCGTAGCCTGCTTATCTACAGCATGACGTGAGAAAAAGCCGTACATACGTAGTACGGTAGACTCCGATAGAGGCTCCAGATCTTTTAGCTGATTAGCGCGTGCAAGACCTACGGCTGTTCCGCCGGGTTTGCCTTCCTCTTTCCACTTTAAGGCACGCCTGGCGGCACTTGCCATACCCTCTGTGGGCTTATATGTTGTTGTCATTTTATTTACCAATAAAAAATTTTGACATTCGAATGCTATAATATAATTATAACCTTGGAGAAATTATATGACTTGTGGTATATATGTATTAAAATTTAGTGGGACCGATAAAGTATATATTGGTATGTCTGACAATATAGAACGTAGGTGGTCAGGACATAAGCATAACTTAACAAAAGGTACTTGTTCCCCCAAATTGCAAGAAGCCTTTAATACATACGGACTTCCCATACTGGAAGTGCTGTGTGAGTGTAATAAGGAAGAGCTGGACCAGTTGGAGCGAGAAGCCATTCAAATTTACGATAGCATAGCTAATGGTTTTAATTCCAGGGACGGCGGAGCTATTGGAGGGGGGATAGGTATTTCCGGTGAAAATAACGGTAGATCGAAATATAGTAACGAGCAGATCGAAAATGCCTTCCAACTACTGATAACTACTAATTTAACATACAAGGAAATTAGTAGTATTACTAAGGTATCCTTACAGGCTGTTGGGCATATAGCCTGCGGATCTGGACATAAGTGGTTGGCTAATAAATATCCGGACGAGTACAATAAGCTAATTAATACCAAGAAATCTGGCCATAAAGAATTTGGCCTTCTTTACATAATAGATACCGATACAGAGGAAGAGTATGTAGTTAAATCCTATAAAGAAATACAAGATTTAACTGGGTGTGCTTATACAAGCGCAGTATCTTTTGTGTCAGGGCAGGCCCAGCACTTATTCAATAAATGGAAACTTAAAGTACCTAAACCACGTAGTCGCTTACCAAAAAAGAAAAGGTATATCCTGAAGTACACCTCTACTGGTGAAATAGTAGAGGTGTACAGTAAGTTGAAATTCTTTACTGAGTACGGGCTTACGAATAGAAAAAACCTATCAGACTTTCTAGATGGGGCTAAAATAGGTAGCAACTATCAAGGCTGGGAGCTAGTTTCTGTATACTAGGGCAGTATATGTCTGCTATCTACATCCCGATATTACCCACTACGTTCAGGGTAATCAGCCCTGAACGTAGATACTTACCTATTACTATATGCCCTAAGCACCTTTTTACAAATACCACTACGCACACAGTCATCCGACGTAAACTTTACGATACCTACTTCATCTAGGTGGTGCAATCTTCCGATGGCGTCCTCTAGGCCTGTAGCGTCGTGCTTATCTCGTTGCTCAATGTCGCCGTTAATTAGCATCTTAGTATTATTACCTATTCGCGTTAATAGTAGTTTCATTTGCATAGGTGTGGCAGACTGCATCTCATCAGCAAGTATTAAGCACCCATTGTTTAAGCTACCAAAGCTACGTCCTCGCATATAGGCTAAAGGTACTGGTTCTATAGTACCTACCTTTAAACAATACTCTACAAAGCTCTTTCCTAGCAAGTCATTTAAGGTCTCCATATAGGGGGTGAGATACGGAAGCATTTTGCCTTCTACTAGCTCTCCGGGTAAAAAACCCAATTCCTCACCAGCTGCTTCTACGGCAGGGCGCGTAAGAATGATTTTATCAATCTTTTTGTAGTATAATTGTTCCGCCGCGTAATGCGTAGCCACATAGCTCTTACCGCTTCCAGCACTTCCTAGCGCAAATACAATATCCTTAGACTTTATTGCGTCTATATAGTCTTGCTGCGTATACGTTTGAGGATGTAGCGCAGGGAAACTTCCTATTACCATTCCTGAGTTAGTTACACGACGAGCTTTTTTACCGGATGAATTTCCCATAGGTGTTTATAGGTTAGTTAATGAAAATTTTGGTGCATGCAAACATTATAACATTGCAGCGGTTTAGGGTCAACTCAAATTTTACTTATGGTTGACCCTATCTAGTTATTGTTGCGAAGTAGGCTCGCTCACCAGCACCAGCCCCAGTTGCGCCAGCCCGGCCTGAGCATCCTGCCCAAAAGCTACACGCTTGGGCCAGTCTTGTGAGTTCAGAATTGCCGCCAGCTCAACGTTGTCGAAAGGCCCAGAGGTGACGTAGTGCGTAGCCGGTGCTTCGCCGGTTTCGGACGCACCAGTGTGGAAGTATTCCGGGTAGCTGGCTTGCGCTGCGGCCTGATCTGATGCTGCCACAGCCACTGTGGCGAAAGTGTAATTCGACATGGTGGGTTCCTTAGTAGGCAAGGGTTTTCTTGTTCATCCACTTCTCAGCATCGGCAATCTGCTGTGCGCTGGACTGTGCGCCACGGATGATTGCGCCGTAGAAGTTGCCGTTGAAGAATAGGCTTGTACCGGCTCTAGCAAAAAGATATAGTGGGTAATTTCCGTAGGTTCCGGTGCCTTGAGATTGATTGGTGGTGGCCACTTGAGAGCCATTTACGCGTAACGTTGCCTCTGGTGCAGAAATGTTGCTGATGCCTGTCAGTACATTGGTTATGGGAGCGGCATACCCGCTAGCAATCAAATCTCTAATCGTTGAGCCAGAAGATCGCAACTTGTAAGTGATTGCAGCGTTTGCGTCGGGCGCTTCAATGTTGAACAAGTTGGTGGAACCAGAGTTAGAAAGCTCCATCAACATTCCACGCGCAGCATCACTCAACTTCCTCACCCCCGTCACAACGGTCATCTTGTCGGTGGAGCTGAAGTCAATCGAGTTCGTCTGCATTGACGTATTCGTGCCGTTGCACTTCAGGTACAGCGGGAAGCCAGTGGTGTCGTAGTCTGTGCTAGTGTTGACGCGCTGGTACGCGGGTAGGTTTACGCCGGTGTTAGTTGGACGGAGGTCTAATCCCCATAATGCATAGGCACCAATACCAACAATATTCGGGGATGGTAACACTTGAGCAGTTAATGCTGTTGTAGTTGTCGTAAATGTTCTTGTCGTTGTATGTCTATACCATCCATTTCCTATATCAACATATGAATGAACATCTGTTCCAGATGGGGTAGCTCCCCCGAATATGACCAAGCGCGAAGTTATTTTAGAATGATATGTTAAAGTTAGTCCCTGTCCTGTTACTGCTGGATAATTAGCAATTGATTGATACAAATAATCACTTCCTGTTGAAAATGATATCGTATCTGCTGTCAATGTTCCGTCCGGGGCAATAGTTGTGTTTGTAATAACTGTAGCACCAGCAGTTTTGCTCCAAGCAGCATCACTGAAATCCTCAGTCTTCGTCAGCAAATTCACCCTAGCACTCAGCACAGGCCGGTTTGCCCAGGTTGACTGGAAGGCGTGGTTGCCGGGGAGTTCTCGGACGGAGATGTTGTCGAAATTTGCAGTATTTGTGTTTGAGGTGAAAAAAATCACACCGCCCGATGCCGTTGGAAATTGAACGCACGAGTACGTACCGTTGCCAGTGCAATTTATTTGCACAACACCAGCGGGAGCCGCTCCCGCAAGGCCAACGTTACCCGTACCGGCATACCCAGACACGGTGAACGTTATGCGGTATGCTTTTCCTGCCGATAGGCTAATCATGTTGACGGGGTAAAACTGAGTCCCGCCGCCAGCCGGTAAACCAGATATGTTGCTGGTGTAGACCAACTCCGGCCCAAGCACCAAACCCTTCGACTTATCCAGCATCAGCCCCACAGGCTGCTCAACAGCCGTGACAGGCGTGGTGCCTGCCGAGTCTTGGAACAGCGCCGTCAGGTCGCTCGGGTCGTACCATGCGCCGGGTTCGCCGCTTTTAAATAAACTACTAGGTACCCATTTAGCTATTGCTTGGGCTATTCGCCCCCTATTAAATATTCTATCTAAGGCGCGCATACTTATGCCTTATTAAAGTACACAACCTGTACATTAGTAGTCGAAGTACGCGCAATTAGTTTTACATTAGCTAGCGTAGTATCTACATAATAAAACACTCCATCATCGATACGGGAACCAACTGTAGCTGTAGGTGTAGTCCCATCCAGAGTGATACTTATAGCACTGCCGTCTGCTTGTATTGCAGCAGCAGCGGCACCAGACGGAACTGTAAGTGTAGTTACACTACCGGTAGTTACACTAATGGTTTGACGTCCTACACATAGACGTGGAGTAGCACTAATTGGGATAGGGTTGCCTATATCATTGGAGATTTCCACATCGCTAACTGTAACGCTGCTAATAGTGACGCTGCCGTCTAAAGCCACGACTTGGGCGTAGGTATTATCTCCTAAGTCCTTATAGCGTTGTGGAACACTGTCTTGCATTCTTGTAATATTAGGCATAATTTACCTCTTTATAAAATTTAATTTGGTAGTAGGTGGGCTTCTGCCTCACGCCGCTTTACTAAGCCTGGTAGTACCTTACCGGCTCCGCGTATCCACCGCAATAATTCTTGACGTGCGCCAACCCAGTTTTTAGCATCCACACATCGTCGCAGGGTACTTGCCCTGTAGCGTGCTACGCCCAGGTTATATGCAAAGTCGGTCATCGCAGCCAACACTAGTGGATTTTCTACCAGGGTTGGGCTAGCGGCTAGTACTCCGCTCATATAGTTATGTTCTAGCTCGTGTAGTAGCCAGCTTTCTGCTAGCTCCCGACTAATGGGATTATGTTGCATGGTTACCTGCGAGCCGTCTGGTTTATATACAGTGCCATAGCCTATAGTAGCGTACCCTGCTGGACATATATAAGGCTTGCTAGAGAAGCCTTCGAACAGCCTGCATAAGTCTGAGGCTACTACTAAAGCTTTACTTGTTGCTGCGCTCATATACTCTGCCTACAAACCAGAAGCCCAGAATCATGTTTAGCACAGCCATATCGTCCACACCCCACATAGCTACCAACACAGGGGCCCATGCACCACCTTGCTGTAGTGCTAGAATGTATGCAGCTAGCTTTACTAGTGCATATAGGGTAATAAAGATATACGTAACTAGTGGTCGTACTAGTGCGCTGACGGCAGCTACAAATTTGCCCGCGGCTTGGGCGGTTTGTGACTGCTCTTGAAAGGCTGAGGTAAGTGCCTCAAATTGCGATACCTGCACGTCAGCATCTACTTGTCGTAGTGTGGTTTCTGCTCGTGCTTTGGCAAACTCAAACTCCCGATCCAGCATCTGGAGTTCGTGCTTGCGTTCGTCGCGGCGATCCCAAAGCTTCATTACTTCTGGAGCTAGGCGTAGTGCTCCGCCAAATACACCGCCTAAAAGAGTTTCGAGCATAATATACCTACTAGTTCTAGAGTTGCGTGAAAGGTGATAGCAACGGCGACAAGGGCCGAGCCGGCTCCTGTTGCTGTTTCGCCTGCTTTTTTCAATAGTTTGCTATAGTTTAGGGTCATGTTAGTGTACTCAGGTAGTAATTATACACGGAGCACTTTTAGCTATATTAGTAATATGAAGGTATGTTTTTGTTTCTGACTCCCAACGATAAGCCTCCTGAAAGGTACTGCCTTGGTAGATTTTATAATTAATTTTTGCTGGAGTCATTTAGCCTCTCCTTTTAACATTCCGTGCAGACGCGATACCTCATCTGTTAGCAAATTTACTTCGCTGTGTAGGCGCTGGTTCTCTGCGGTTAAGGCGCGTAATTCTGTATTTAGTGCAATAATTTCTTCTTGCAATTTACCAAGCTCTACACTTAGTTTGGCGTTTTGATCACTTAAACGCTCCAGTTCGGTGTGCATTAGGGTAATAATCGAGTTTTCGGCCTTGTCCGATTTCCATCCCATAAAGAATTTTTGCAGGAGAAATAAGGTGGCAAAAACGCTAGCAATGACTCCGCCAGTGAGCGTAGAAATATCTTCTGGTAGCATAGTGGTCTTTCTACTAGGTTAAAGTACGGGCATTTTAAAATTACCCTCTAATTTTGTACTATTATACCATGAGGGCATGTGGTTGTCAATATAAAAAAATACCAGCCTTGCGGCTGGTAGAGTTAAAATTCTTGTACTTCAAACTGAGAGCTGTATATGGTAAATATTCTGTAACTTATTGGAGGTAGACTGGTTAGTCTACCATATATCGAGTACATTTGTTCTTGCTCTTGGTCACTCAGCTGGTCAGGAAATGCGGATATAAATATGGGCTTTGTTTTACCTATACCTCGCAGGATTTCGTACAGCTTAAACTTTTCACTAGCATCGACGTACTGAAGCTCAAAGCTCAGGGTTTTATACCTAGGAGCCAGTGTAGCGTATAAGTCTCCGCTTTGAAGGCGCTCAAACTGCGTAGCATCCTCATAACCAACAGAAATACCAAAGCTAGTATTATATTTAGGTTCCCAGTAATTACCTACTATGAACCTGCTTACTTTTACACTTTGGTTAAAAGTGACTGTAAAACTAGTAGTGCCGCTTGCAAGCGTAAAGTACTTAGCAACGTACTTGACCCCACCGTACCCACTAGCGTTACCACTAGCCTCTGTGGTAGTTGCCTCTGTTAAGGCTGTTTGTCCTGTAACCGTCATAGTTACCGAACCAGGATTTTCTGCTAGCACAGCGATAACGGCAACCGGACCTATTACGCTAGTAGTTGTAAGTACAAACGTAGTGCCGCTGGCTGTTTGGGACTTAGTATCCGTCAACAGGTTTGGGGCGGATACGCCCCCGGCTGTTGCGGCTGTTAGTAAATTTTTATATAGTATACGTAATTTATTGGCCATAGCGTTCCTTAGGTTAGCCGCACATATAAATACAGGCTATCTGCTTAACTTGAGTAGTAGAATCGAAGGTAACGGACTCCCTGGCTTTGGCTACTGTAGTATTACGTACAATATCATCTTGTTGCCGCATACCTTTTCCACGTATAGAGCTTGTAACTATTAAATCTCCTCGCTCAATATCCCCGCCTTCACCGCATACGTTAATTAAACCTTCTCCTATTGCATTTACATGCAGTACTCGCATGCCTTCGGGTACTGGGTAATACCCTGGGTTAGTATAGGTATCCGGTGCTGGGCGCTGCGAAATATCCTCATCCATAGCATATACATATTCTTGCTGAGCAGAACTAGGTAGCCAATCTTGTGGGGGTTTTTCAAATATTTCATTACAAACACCAACAACACCTTTTTGGTTGGTAAAGGTTGAGGCTTCCATCCTTACTATACTATTAGATATATCTACTCGTTTAAGTACTTCAATATCTACAATAATATCACCCGGAACTACATCAGCATAGTCAGATATGATGCCATCGTGTGCGGCCGTAAAAGGTACTACTACTCCGCCAAAGTAAGAAGAGCCCTTTCCAGTAGGTACATTTACTGCGTATGTAGCTCCACCTAGACTTGCTTCTGTTACTATAGTCCCGCTGGTATTATGGTAACGGAATACACCGGCGTACATGGTAACATTGTTATTTAAATAAAAACTTAATCGCTGGTAACTTTCAGTTTCACTATAGTAATTACCCTGTATGCCGTCTCCCGAGGTACATATATTAATTTCCGTATTCGGAATTGCTAATTGGTCTCCCGCGCTTCTATGGAATTTATAGTAGCCTGCCGAACTAGTAGTGCCTAAAGCACATGCGGTATTAAAAGTACTAAAAGCGCTGGTTTTTGCATTAAATGCTCCAACTCCCATACCTGCTGAGCACCCACCGCCCAGTACGCCGCCAGCAGAAGAGGAGGCATTAGTAGATAGTCCGGAGACGCCGTACTTAGCAGCCCCACTGGTATAAAATTGTCCGGTTGCATATTTACCGTTTACGGGAATACTAGAAGTATCTAAATTAAATGTTCCGTCTGCCCCAACAGTACTGGAGCTGGATAGCTTGGATGCAGTAATTGTATTTGCAGTTAGTTTATCACCAGTAATTGTGTTCTGTACTATTAAAGACCCTGATAGATAGGTTGTAACTAGTGCCCAGGTAGCTCCTGATCCTGTACCAGTAGCCTGCCATGTTTTTGAGGCTGTGCCGCTACTATATAAGGTAGTGGCAATATCCCCAGCAACAGCATACCTACCTAGCTTTGCATATACTTCGCTAGCAGTAGGTGAGGTACTAATAGTACTAGTACCTCTATCTATTAGGTACATAGCTGTACCGTTAAGCCCATCTACCCCACTAGACCCATCAGCCCCGTTATACGCAATAGCGCGTATGGTATATGCTGTATTGGTCCAGTCTAAAGTACTAGTGGTGGTAGTAGCTGTTACTGATAATGGGACTGTAATTTGCCATAGAGTATAATTACTATTAGTGTTTGATGGTGCTACCGTACTCCAGTTTGTTGGGGCCGTATAAGCGCCAGTGCTCCAAGTGTATGTACTAGTTGTTATAGGCCTAGCTGGAGCCGTAGTTCCAGCTACCCATCTATATATAGATGGGTAGGCGGACATTACTCCATTGGCCCCAGCTTGACCAGGGGTTCCCTGATCTACTATAGCCATAGTTCTAGACACAGTTATACTACCTGTAATATTAGTACCCGTAGTAGTCATAGTTACTCCTACGGGCGCTGTACCGCTAGGAGTAATAGTAATTGTAGGCCCTGTGCCGGAAGTAGGAGTGGCCCCTGTAACCGTCCACGTATGACCCGGACTATCTATATTAGTAGTAGAGGCACTTAAACTAAGCGTAGCTGGAGTAAGTGCTCCCCCACTATTTTTATAAATAGTTGTTAGCCCACTAATTTCTACATAAGGGCCATTTGTTCCACTTTTAGTGTATAATACAGCAGTAGTTGGCCATAGCGTATTAGGAAAAGTATAGCTATCCAAGGTACTGTTTATAGATAACTGAATACACCATAGGTACTGATCATTAGTATTATTAGGTGCGGTTAAGGTCCACCCATCCGGCTGACCTGTAATAGTGCCATCTACGTAGTTATATGTGGAGTTTATCTGGGTGTACGTAACGCTTGGCGCAGTACTAGTACTAGTGCGTTTAAATAAGGTTAATAGCACAGTACTTGGCCCGCGTACCCCCTCACGAAGTATGGGGGTATACAGAGTAAATGAGGCTGGAGGTACTGACGAGGTATACCCTGACGCACTCTCGGATACTGTAACCATATATTGCACAATAGTATCTGTACCTGCTGAGGTAAGCCAGGCACTATCTAAGGTTACTGATATAGAGCTAGTTGTATCAGGAATACTAGTCCATGCTGTTTGACTACTAAACTTATACTGCCAAACATAGGTAGGCTGTAAAAAACCTAAAGCTATAGCGTCTAGAACAAAGGCTGCCGGGGTAGGTATAGTAGCATTTTTTGGTACCGTAATACTACTCATATTATTAGAAGTAATAGCAACGCCGGTACCCAATATTCTTGTACTAGCTTCAGCAAGTAGTTTGTTTCTAGTATTTTTTATCAGTGTAGCCATCTTATACTAATACCTCTAAATCAATAGTACCACGCGTCCAGTTTGGAGAGGTACTTATAACTAAACCAATACTTGAACTAAGTCCAAACCTACTAATATTGGACAATTGTATGCCATCCCCTAACTGCACGCTTAGTAACCTTGCCGTACCTGTAAATTTATACACTATACGAGGTACTTTGAATAAGTTTAACATAGATAAACTTACAACATCCGTTTCATTACCATCAATTAGATATGTTTCCTGCAGGGCCGGTTCTACAGTAATACTATAGGCTGATTTTACACTTAAGTCCTGCTTTACGCTTTCAGTATAGTCTGAGGCATAAAAGTCTTTATGTTGCTGTGGTATTGCGGTAAGTAGGTTTGGCTGTTGAGTATAGTTTTTACTGTATCCTAACTTTACACCTGCAATTACATCTAATTTTTTACTTATAGACAGAGTATTTAACAGAATATCGGATTCTGTAATAGAAGCTACATAGGTATTAGGTATCTTTAAATCGACTAAACGAACCTTACCCTGGCGTGTAATAGTAAGTACGTGTCCACAGTCTCGAGCAATATCTTGACATACTTTTAGTACATTTGCACGCTCGGATAAATATACGCCTACACTATATGTTCCTAGAGTAGTAAAACTTGCTAAGTCTATTTCCGTAGAGTCTAAAGCTTTGCCGTATAGTCGTAATATGGTTAAAATTGTATTACTTCCAGAGTCACTGTATCCTGCAGTAACTGCTCCGGTTGAGGTACTTACTACTTGCTTTGTACCTTGCACTGAGCAAGTAACTATACCTACTGGAGATTTTAATAGCTGGAAACTGCCTGCAGGTACTGGGCTAGTTTGAGTAAATAAAACAGGCACTCCGTTATCTCGTACTTCAATAATACGCTCTACGTCTATGGTATTAACCATGTAGTGTAAGTTTACGGGGTCACTCAATAGCGGAGTTATATTAAATACTTCCCCAAAACAAACTGGCCTAATGCTATTATTATTTTGGTTTACGTATACGCTAGTATCTACGTTATCTACGCCATTATAGTAGTTACCTAACAGGGCTTCACTAATACTGGTATTTAACTTCTCTAGCTTATCGCGCACTTTTAGGTTTAGGGTATACCTATCTTTTGAGTCAATATCGGAAACTACCCCATTAAATATCTGCTCAAAGTCTCCGATAGTAGAAGTAGCTCCGGCTTGGGGCAGTTCACCTACATATACTCGGATAGGTTTATTTACCCATACATATTGCGAAGTAATCCAAATATCTAGTTCTCCATTTCCATTAATTACCTCTATATCCCCATAACTAATATTAGCGGTATACTCTAAGCTAATACTTTCAGTTAACGAAAACCCGTTACGCATAATCGCTGGATATTCTATACCGTCCACAGTTACGCCGTGGGTACTAAAGTATTTAGTAGTAGTTGTACCGTTGTATAGCACGTCCACCTGTACTAACAAAATTCGTATAGTATTCTGTTTCTCAAGCCAAGTTTGATAGTTAAGCATAATGCTCCTTTCTATTTTTAAAGTAAGCATATATGCTTACTTTAAAAATAGGGCTAAGTTATAGCCCTATTTTATTACTTAAGTGTTACCTGTGTTCTAGACTGCCAGTTTGCGTCTACAGTAGACTTAGCTACTGCGTCTACAACGTGGGCGGCTAGCGTATTTGTGGCGTCATAATTAGTATTAATCAAGTCGCCGGTTTGTTGCTGCTGATCTTGGCGTAGCTGTGCAACTTCTTTGCGTAGTGCCTGTAGTTCTGCTACAACTGCCTGCTGGTTTCCACCGACAGGTGCAGAGAACATCCCGCGGGTTTGATCGGCGGTATAAACTCTACCTGGCGTTTGGAAGTCCACTATTTCAGGACCTTTTTCCCCAACAAGTGTTAAGCCCTGCCTCCAACCGCCCGTCGCGGCTGCTTGAATAGGGTCGATTCCTGCTAGTTTGGATATTCCTGCATCAATATTAGCTAAAATTTGAGTATGTGCATTTAATGCATCTACTTGCTGTTGGGCTAAATCCGCTGTGTCTCCTGCATATTTTTCTGCATCTGCTAACTGCTGATTAACCTGATTAAAAATATCCGTATAAGTAGAGCTACTAGCATACATAGACTTAGCCTGCTCAAGATACGTACTTGCACTGGAAGTAAGCTTTCCTAAGGCATCCTTATCTCCACCCATTGCTGCAGCCAGCGTTTTAGAGTAGTCAGTTTTTGCCGCAGATAGTTTTTCTAGCGGGGTAGCTGTAGATAAACTACCTAGCAGCAGTCCACTTCTAAAATCTGATATCTGCTTAGCGAAGTCCTTAAATGTTTTTGCCAAGTCACTCATCTTGCTAATGGCATCAGAAGTAAACTGATCTACGTAATCCATTAGCTTGTCGAATCCTGGTGCAACATTCATTAAGGCAGTATACGCTTTTTGCCCTGTATCAGTAGTTAAGTCTAAGCTTTTTACAAGCTTAGTAAACTCTTCACGGGTATCTATAGCCCCATCTGGTACTGTATAGCCAAGCATTTTTACTATTCTACCTAACTCATCTCCGGTCGATTTAAGTACTGGAGCTAGACGCTCACGTTCAGTTAAGAAGTTTTCTTGATAGAACGTAGTACCGTCGATAAAGTTTTGTAGTCCGCCGGCTAGGTTTACCAAAGCTTCGGTTACTTTATACCCATTTTCACCTAGTATATTACTAATACTAATGAACGAATTCTCAAGAGACTGTTTTACTTTTGTATTGGCATCAATTACTCTGACTACAGTTTCCAACATGCCTTCACCAAATTGAGCAAATTGCTCAAACTGTGTAAATATGGCAGAACTAGCGTCGTCTAAGATTTGACCAATAACTGAAGATAGTTCTTTGGTAAAGTCCTCACCCTTTAGGCCGCGTAGACTAATGGTTTTGTCAACGGATAGTGCGTCAAGCGTAGATTGCACTGCTGTTAAGTCTAAGTCAGCTGTTTTTGCAATGCTCATAACTAAGTTATTAGCATTGTTTAAACTATCTACTAAAGCTTTAAACGATTTAGGGTCGAGGCCCAAGAGGTCTTGATAAGTAGTATCTACACTAGTACTAGTACTACCTCCTATACCTAGGAACCCACTCTTTTTAACAGTGGTAGATACTGTTTCAAAAGTTTGAATGGTTGATGATATCCCTCGTACTAATTCTCCAAAGGTGCCGCTTAGCTTTATACCACTATCAATAATGTCTTTAGTTACTGACTTACTAAATAGCCCACCAATACCAAGTAAACCACCACTAGTATTAGTTCCCTCAATGGTGCCGCTTAAACTACCCGCACGAAGGCCTGGTATATTGTATAGGTTTTTAGCTGCGGTTCCTGTATTATCGCGTATCTGCTTTAAGGCGTCAAGCATCCCATTATAGTAGCTTAATCCCTCCACTGAGGTACTCTCAATAATGTCTAGCGACTTTGCAATGCTTTCTGATTTTGCTGTAGTATCTCCAAATACTCCACGGTTAGTTTGCACTAAGCTACCAGTAGAGTTATAACTCATAGCAGTACCTTGTACCTTTTGCTGTTGTTCTGCAGTCGCTACAAAAGGTGCGGAACTTCCACCACCCCCGCCAAATATGGCGGCAACTACAGCTGCTGCAGCTGCCCAGCCCCACGGACCCATTGTGGCAGTAAACTTAGCAAAAATTTCACTTATATAAGTTCCAGTACGGGCTAAAAATCCTGCCTCAGTTGCCCCTGTTTGCGTGGCTTCGGCGGTAAGTTTAGAATTAGTCTCTGCGGTATCCGTAAATAGCTTTTGAACCATTTCTTTTAAGTCCATAGCTATACGCTGTACATGTAGCACTTTCTCTATATCGCCTAAAGCTTTTGCAGCGGCGGTTTTTTCGCCAAACATTTTCTTAGCAGAGGCTACCACAGCTATGTTACCGTTTAACTCGTCTTTTTGTGATTTCTTAGTGAGCCTAGACTCTTCTTCTTTAGCATCACTTAATGCCTGAGTTATGTCTACACCTTGTTTCTGCTTTTCCAATAGATCTGTTTGTAGCTTTTTATTATCTGCCATTCCTTTTTTATTGGCTTCATTTTGTAGGCTGACTTTAGCTAAAGTTTCCGCGAATTTGCCAACGCTTTCACCCACAGTGCCAAATATTGCAGCAAGAGACTCAGTAGCTGCAGTAATATCTGCAAATAGCTGCTTTTGGCGTTCAAGTTCAAGATTTAAAGCTTTAGTATCATTGATACCCTGCTTATTGATATCGCTTAATGTTTTTGCTGCACTTTGGTTTTTAAGTGCAGTTTGGTATGCACGTTCAGCGGCATCCTGCGAGTCTTGTGCTTGACGGAAAGCCTGCATTTCTGGACTATCAAGACCTTTTCCTTGCGTAGCATTTAAGGCTAGTGCTGTTTTTGCAGCGGCATCGGCTGCATCTCGCTTTTTGTTAGCTACATCATTTTCTAACTTTAAAGCATCCTCAGCGTACCTAATATCTTCTTTGCGTAACTCCAAGTTGGCTTTAGCAATAATAGCGGATTGTGCGTCGATAGCTCCTAGCTGACTCTTAGCATCAATAGATAGCTGCTCTAATACTATATTAGATGATAGCAACGAGTTTTCAATGCGCAGATCTTCTAGCGTTAGCTCATACTCTTTATTAATACGCTTCTTATACTCAGCACCCTTTTCGTCAAGCTTACTATACTCTAGCTTTAGTTTCTTTAAGGTTTCTTCTGCGGTGATCTGTTTAAGGGTTTGGGTATATATCCCTTGTTCTCCAGCAAGTCTTTCATACTCAGGACCACTTGTTATACCGGCCACTTTTAGATCCTTAATTTTTGCTTCTACAGCAGCACGTTTTGCATCAGCTTCATTAGATGCCTGCTTAAACTGTAGTGCGTATTTAAGGTCAATCAGCTGATCTGTAGAGCTAATGCCTAGTTGATTAGCTAGGTTAACTTGCTCTTGCTGTGTGGCAAGGATCTGATTTTCTAAATTAAGCTTAGCTTCTTTATTCCGTAATTCTTCAGCGTTTATTTTTGCTTGACGCTCTAGTTCGGCGCTCTGTGCTTGTCCTCGGGTTGCTGCAAGTGCAGCATCTTTTTGCATTCCTGGTATCAGTAGCTCATTTCTACGCGCAATAGCGGCTTGAGCTTCTACTGAGCTTCCACGCATGCTCAGTAAATCCTGCTTACTTGATTTACCCTCCGCCAGATCAATTATACGCTTACGCTGTGCTAGTGACTTTTCTAGTGCTTGCCCCGCTATCTGTTCTTCTGGCAGGCTGCTGGCCTTTAGTCTAGCGGCTTCACCTTGTTGCAGATTAATGTTTAACTTTTCTAATTCTTGAGTATTCTTAATAGTAGCCAGCTGTACATTGTAGTTAGCTTCTATAAGGCTCTCTTGAATTTTAAGCTCCTGCATTTTTAGAGCAAACTCTTTATCTGCAGTATTAGCTCCTGCTCCGGCGGCAATATTTAAAGCTGTACGAGCTACGCCAATTTGTGCTTGTTCTTGTGCGCGCTTTAAACCTAGCTGAATTCTATCGAACCCAGTTTGTGCAATTTGTGTGACCAAGCTTATCTGGTTACTAGCAAAACTTGTAGCCTCACGTTGAGCGTCTTTTATCTTTTTAGCAATTTCGTCTAGTTTAGCTTTTGCGTCCTGTATATCACCCTTGACGGCTGCCCCTCTTAATCTTGCTGTAGATGAAGTGGTGCCACCTAGGTCTCCGAAAAATGGGACGTTACTTTCTGCCTTTTGAAGTGCGGAAGCTCTAGTACCTTTACCCGCTTCAGCCAAAACTTTAGCATCTTCAGCTAGTTTACGCTCTTTAGTAAGATCGTTTAACTGACGCTCATAGGTAACAGCCTGCTTTAGTGCAGACATAGCTGAGCTATCTGGAGCAATATTTAAGGCTGCTAACGCTTTAGGGTCTTTTCCTAGAGCTGCTAAGTCAGTTAAAGCCTTTAGCGGGTCAGATAATGCCATAGCAAGCTTTTGGGCGGCTTGAACGAGTTCAATACCCAACTTACCTTGTAGATCACTAAATGCGTTTGCTTGAATTATTTGATCTACTACCTTGTCTACTGCGCTTAAACTTTCTAAGAAAGCTTTTGCGGCATTAGTAGCGTACTCCTCTGATTTACGTACATTTTCAACGGCAGCTGCAATTTTGTTAATTTTTGCTTCGCGCTCAGCATCTGTTAAACCATCAAAAGCCTTATTAAGTTCTTTGGTACTTGCGTTTAGATCTTTAAACTGGGCTTTGTCCCCGAATATGGAGGTTATTAATGAAGTTTTAGAGGCACCACTGTTAGAACTATAGTCTAACATATTCATAGTGGTCTTTAAGCTATCTACCGCCCCTTTTTGTAATTTATCCAAGTTGCCTTTACCAAATACAGAAGCTATACCGTCTTTTAGGTCGTCCCATATATTTGCAGACTTTTTGTAGTCTTGGAAAGCAATAATTTGGTCACGTAGAGCATCTGAGGCACCACTTATTGCATTAGTATACGCAGATATAGCGTCAATAGTGAAAGCTTCCTTTTTCTTTTGAGTATAAAGCGTTAGAGTATCCGCAGCGGTTTTTGTAGCGCTTTCAACTCCTGCTGTAGCAGTATTAAAAGCTTCTTGCTGTTTAGCAGCTTTTGACGCTACAGAATCAAATACTCCATAAGCTACAACAAGCAACTCAAGTACTATAAGTATTGGTTGAATAGAGGACAGAAATGTTCCTATAGCTGACCCAGCTATGAGTAAGCTGCCGGTAACTTTAGTAAGTATTGCAGGTATGCCAGTTAAACCCTTACCAATGCGCTCTACTTTTCCATTTGCTCCAACAATAGCCTCACCAAACTCGTCTACTTTTGGTATGCCATTCTTTATACTATCAAACAGATTTTTAAATGCCGCTATAGTGCCTTTAGTTGCTGTATCTGAACCTGCGGCTGAAAGTATTCCCTTTGAAGTAGCTGAAGCTTGGGCTGCGTCGGCAATTCTTTTACGCATCCATTCGCCAGAGTCTTTAAATCCTCGCTCAAATGAAAATAGCTTTATATTTCTATTATCAAACTTTTCCGTATCTTCCTGTATTTTCTTAACTATATTAGCAGTGTCTTTATAAATATCACGAGCTTCGCCTAGATTTAGCAATTCTTCGTGCTGCCGAGTTATACGTCTATCTAGTACCCCTAATAAGGTTTGATTGGCTTTTTCACCTTTAGCATACTCGGCATCTCGTTTAGCGGCTGTAATATCAAGAGCAACGTTTCTTTTGGAGATTTCCGTATCTAATGATTTTACTAAGCCTTCAGCATTAACATTAGGCAGCATAGCACTAGCTAATATTTTTGAGCGCTTAGATAGTGTGCTTGCTAAGAGGTCCTGCCCCTCTGCTAAATTTTTTGCGACTTTTTCTTGTGCTGGCTTTAAGCGCTTAGCCGATTCGGCAATATCTTTATCTACAGAATACTCCATGAATGTAGTATGTATTCTTTCAGCCGAAGCTGCAGAGGCTTCTGCACTTTTAGCAAGAGACTCTCTCCAAGCCCCTAAAGCAGGGATTGCTTGTTTTATCAGTGCGGAACCTACCGCTGCAAATATGCCTAATAAAGCCGTAGGCGATTCGGATAGCAATTTAATAATGGGACCTAGTACCTTATTAACTAACCCTAGCCCTTCCGTGCTAAGATTAGTAACGCTGGCTAGTAGCTTATCGTACGGATTTGTTACAGTATCCAGCTCTTCAAACTTTTTCTTGCCTTCCGCAATTACGGCATTAGCAAAAGCTTGACGCTTTTCAAAATCAGATAGGGAAGTTACACTTTTGCCAACAGCCAGAGCATACTTGCTGGTTGCTTCGCCTACCTTTGTAAAAATTCCTAGCTCGTCTAGTAGTTCGGGCTCAAGTTTAGTAATGCCTCTGCTTAGCCTGCTCATGGCGTCTGCCATGTTAACCCCGAGAGCTTGAGATGCTTTCGATGCTACTACGGCAATTTCTTTTATCTGAGAGCTGCCCATTCCGGCACTACTTGCTGTAGCTACAGCAGTCATTGCATCTTTTAAAGATATAGCTCCGTCAGTAGCCACTACTAATTGTTTTGATAGGAAACCTAGGTTTTTACCACTTGCTGCACCTAAGCTATCAAGGCCTTTTACAAGATTCTCAGTTGCTGCTGCGTCGCTTAATGCTCTAAATGCTGCACCTACTGCATAAATATTTGCAGCAAAGGTAGCGTATACGCGCACTAATCCGTCCAAATCACGAGACTGTTTAGCAAAATCACGAGCACTAGCTTTAGTAGCTCCTGCAGCCCCTCTAGCAGCATTATAAGAGCTATCATCCATTATAGCAGCAGAGCCAGTAGGCTGCGATACCGTTTTGGCTGTTTTTACAGGGGCGGCGGCTGCGGCTGCTACAGCACGCGAACCTGCAGTACCTCCAACACTACCAGTACTAATACTGGCGGCGGCTTTACCTGCATCTTCTAAAGTTTTCTTATACTGTTCTGCGCTTTTTGTAGCTTTGGCGGTCGTGCCGCCGTCCGTTACATTTACTTTTATGTCAACGTTATTTTGTGTAGCCATTTGTTCTCCTCATAGCAAAACACTTTGCTACCTTAAATGTTAAAGTAGATTTTTCACTTTCTCACGATTATACCACGAGGGCAGCTCCGTGTCAACTATAAAATTTTGGGTATAAAAAAGCCCGCACAGCTTTAACTGGCGGGCTTAGTTGCTTTTTGTTTTTCACTTAATAGCTTTGAGCGCACAGAGTCTATATGTTTAATAAAGTCTGTACTAAGAAGTTTTTCTTCCTTTGTATCAATGCTATATAATTCGAACAAGTCAAATAATAAGCTATAGTCTTTGCCTAAATACGTACCACTCATACCTTCCCAGATATCCGACAACATGCTATAAATAACAAAGGCTTGCTGTACTAGATCAGGGAAGTCTTCAAGCTCTAGTGGAATCTCCGACTCTAGTGGTTCGCTACCTAGCATCTCACACATTTCAAAGTAAGCTTCCTTGGTCATGCTTACGTCGCGGTTGCGTAGGTAGCTTTCTAAGCCTACATATACGTTATTTACTTGTTCGTAGAAAAGTTTCCCAGGTCAGTGACCTGCTCGCTAACAAACGAGTCAAAGTTTGTGGAGTTCTTCATCAAGTACAGTGCGTTTTCTTCGCTGTACTCAAGTTCAGCATCCAGGTCCTGGCCACTAAGGTCAACAGGAGCAAGTTGCTCAAGGTACTTCAGCTTGAGGCCACTCCAGCCTTTGATAGCGGCTTTGACGTATAGCTCAAGGAAAAGTTCATCGTTCAGCTCATCAACTGGCTGGCGATTTTTGAAACTGGTCTTAGTGGCCTTCTTGCGAATTTGTTGCAGAGTTTCACGAGATAAAAATGCCACTTGAACTTTGAATTCAGGCATACCGGGATACTCAACTTCTAGGGACTTAGAAGGCACAAGCAGGTTTTTAAGAGAAAGAGTTGTCATGTTTATTTAATCTCAAGAGTTAAAAAGTGGGGAGGAGATCAACCCTCCCCTGTTGCTTAATAATTAAGCGTAATAGCGAATAGCAATATCGTTTGCCTTAGTCAAGTCGTAGGCATTACCGTCAGCAGTAGAGCTTGGTACATAGCCTTCTGCAGTAAAGTTAATGGCTGTAGATACAACCTGCTGCACATCTACCGTAGGGATAGTAAGAACAGTGGCCGGCATATCTAGGTTAACTTTAACCGTATTGGCACCACCAATATTGATGCTCATAGCCGCCATAGGCTCAATGGTACCACTAGCGGCTGCTAGCATATCGGCCAGGAGTTCACCGGTATCGCGAGTGCCACCGGTACGTAAGTAGGCGTTTAAGGTACCAGTAATAGACCGTGTTCCAGTATAATATGTAACAGGCAGATTAACAACACCCAGGTTAGCTGGAGTAATATACGTAATATTGTTATTAATAGTGAATGATCCACCAGTAATAGGTACAGTATAAGTATCTCCAGCAGCCCCGTAGGATGTTCCTGCGGAATCCTTTAAGCTATTAACTAAGGTAAGGGTAACTGTACTCAGTTTATTGGTAATGTAGTTAGCATCCGTAACTTTAACAAGATAGTTGCCGGTTAATCCGTTACCGAAGGTGCCTGCAGATGCCGTTACCCCTGTACCAAGTTGACGTAGTGCGGTTCCCTGTCCTGTCCACTGTGCTGTAGCAATAGCATCAAGACCAAAATCAATTGTTACCTGACCCATTGCAGCATTATCAACAGCATAGGCAACTTGGTCAACAATAAATATCATACCAAACTTTAGTAACTGGTGCTTATCACTTGCGGCACCACTTACATAGCTGTATGTAGTACTAACTGGTGCCCAAGCACTCTTATACAGCTTAATACTAGCTGGAGTAGTGATCGTGGATGCTGTGGTAGTTGGGCTTACTAGGGCCAGTGTGATAGCTGTACCGCTAATTGTAGCAACCGTAGCAGCAGCATTAAATGCTGTAATACCTGCACCTGTTGCAGCAGTAATACCACCAATAACAACAATATCACCAACCGATACACCAACTGCAGTTAGTGAGGTTCCTGCAATAGTTACAGTACCTACACCGTTAGAGAAGGCATAAGTAACGCCACTAATTGTTCCGCCTATGGTAACCGCTGCAGTATCAGTACTCACTGTACTAAACAACGCATTCCATAAAACACTTTCTTCTGCGGTAATTGCAGTTGTAGCGTTCTTTGGACGAATATAGTTAGAGAAAGAGAAATCAACAGGAGCTAAGCTAGTGTTGAAGCTACGCTGCCCGCGAACAGGGGCACTGCCGGCTTCGGCAATAGTAACTGTGTCACTATTGGTATTTTGCGAGAAGCTAAACCCATCTAGAACCTGTATTTCGTAAGTATTGGCGTTGGTAAATCCAGTTGCGTTTACTTTACCATTAGTATCTACGTTTGTTGTAAAGAATACTTTACTATTACGGACTAAATTTAATGCCATAATTTTTCCTTTATGGTTATTTAGTAGCATCTACGTATTGGCTAGACAATTACCTGCCGTACTACGTATTACTACAGAAAGATTACATCAGCGCATAGCGCACTTGTAAATTGACTTCACCGATACTATAAGGAGCTAAAAGCCCTTCGTCGGTAACTATAGAATTTATTAAGATTTCTGTAGTTTCGTAGCCATGTTCCGCATCGTAGACTAGTACCCGGTTATCATGTATTACGTTTTCTACGTCTTCTAGTAAATCCTCGAGCAACTGCTGGGAGTCTTCGCCCTTGCAGTATACCTTTAGTGTAATACCTAGATATGCCCAGGTAAAGTCGCTTGGCAAGTATTCTCGTGCTTCGCTGCCAGCAACAACATAAATGGATGGGAAATCGTTGGTTTCGTCCCAGAACTTTAAGAAGGGAAATGAGTTACCAAAGATATTTGACTTATACCCAGTGGAGCCGTCTATGCTTTTTAATTTTTCTGTTAGTGCTTTAACAATCGACGTTCTACGACTCATGCTAGTACTGCCCTCATTCGGTTACTGACCTGCTGGCCAGCGATTTCTCGGATTGACTTAGATATTAACAGTTTAGGGTCGCGAGTGCGTGGTGAACCTTGCGCGAACCCTGGCTCAAAGGTTTGATAAGGGTACTTCATATAGGTATAATACGCGGTAAGCATACCTTCGCGACCTTGAGTCAACCTAGTAACCTCGGCACTATGTGCAAATCGCCCTGTTCTATAATTAAGAATATCCTTACGATCTCCAGTACCCATATTTTGATGTATTGTATCGTGAAGGTTTCTATTAATAATACCTAGTAAAGTACTAAGGCTAGTAAACCGTCCTTGCAAGGTTCGTAACTGCTTTGGCTTGGACCTCTCTATGCTAGTAGTTTGCTTAGCCGTCTTGGACTTACCTGTGCTAGACTTGCTGCTAGATTTTTGCTGCTTATTGGTTAGTGCAGCAACCACATTATTGCCTACTTCTGTGGCGGTGTATTCTAGTAATGTGTCGGTAAACACACGACTACCTACATAGTTTAATACATCTTTACGCAGATTGTCTAGTACGGGAGCTCTAGAGGCTTCGGCATGTATGCTTACTTGTACATAATTAGCTGTACTAGTGTCTTGGATGCTGTAACTAGCTAAGCTTCCTGTAATTTGTTTTACGGCAGCAGTAGCAATGCCAACAGGTAGTTGCTTGTATAAAGTTTTTATCTGCTCACCAACTAGTGACTTACTTTCGGTGGACGTAGTTGGGTATACTACGTCTTTTGCCCGAATATTGCCAGTGCTGGTAGTATTTAAGTAGTCTAGTAAATCACTACGGTTTTGGGCTACTACAAATACCTTTGATCCTTCTTGTGCAAACTGCACTGGTTTAGGGTCAGGGTCACTTAAGTTTGCCGTAGCCTCTGCTAGAGTAGTACTTGTTTTAATAGTGGGGTCTGGTAGCTCCATAACGTGTATTACATTATGTAACCTGCGAGAAAACGACTCCAAACTCCGCGACACTACAGCATTCAGCCTATCTATAAGTATTTGACCTAATTTAGCCATAGTATGCAGTATGCAAGTCTAGTACTCTGCGAATATGTGCTGGAAGATTTGTATTAGTAATATACTCAATCTGTACAGTATTTGCACCTACGGCCTTAGACGACTTAATAGCAGCATCATTACGCAAATAATAGGTGACTAAATCAAGTATAGCTAGCTTTAAGTCTTCAGGTATTTCTGTATACCCAGCTGTATAAGTAACTTTAAAAGCACCGGCCTTATTATAATCAAGCAGACTACCTGCAACTAACTCTACTGAACTCAAGTCGGTATTAACTACGTAATCCTCGTACTCTACTAAGTCTACGTAAGTTTTACCAAAATCTTCACTAAACTCTACACCCTGTACTGCAATTAGCGGGGTTTCTGGTAGCATTAAATGTGTACCACTTCTAAACGTATCTACTTTTGAGGTAGTTACCCAGTCAGTAAAAGTGCGCTTACAGATACGTCTAACTAACTCACTGGCTTTAGTAACTAAGGTAGCTATTGCGGTATCCTGGTTTGTGCTATTAATACCGGCATAGGCCTTATACTCATTAATTGTAATTAAATCTGCCGACATTATATACCTCACTATCTTATAAAAGCGTACCATATACGGTACGCTTTTATAAGATAGGAGCTTTCGCTCCTATCATAAGACTTAAGCAGTCCAGTTGAAAGCGCTAACGCCATTACCAAGGTTGGTAGTGACTTGTGTCAGGCCAGAACGCAGGCTGGCAACTAGAACACGACGCTGAGTCTCAACCAGCTCTTGGGTATCGAAACGCAGACCACGCTGATTACCGGCCAGGAAGTTACCTGGAGCAAAAGCGATGGCACCGGTCTTACCAGCAGCCTTGCTATCAAACTCAGCGGAAACGAGCACTGGGCTGTTACCGATTTGGCCGACTTGACCAGTCAACAGGGTAGCCTGAGGACCGACTTGGTTCATAGTCTGGAAGGTGCTGTCGTCAAGCAGGTCGTAGTACACTTCGGTAGAAACAACATAAACGACTTCAGCAGGATCAAGACCCCAAGCACCCAGGTTCTTACGCAGGTTACGCAGGTTAGCGATGCTGGCGCTGTTAGCAACGGCGCTAGTAACGTTAGCGGTGGCGTACTTGCTGATACCCTTGACTGGAGTAGTAGCATCGCCAGCACCTAACAGGTAAGCGCGGTCAACACTACGGGCTAAGCGGCGGATCATAGCGTCGCGCACGATAGGCATAATAACCAGTAACGAATCTTCTTCTTCTTCGTAGTTTAAATATTCCTTCGTTGCTACCTTATATGCATTCAGGGTAATTTCCTTGATTGCATGTGGGCTGCCACTACCAGGAGTTTGACCTGTAGTAGCCGACGTACCGCCCGCGCTGTTAGCACCGCCAAAGTCACTGTTAGCAACCCACGAGGCCAGACCGGCTTCAGGGTTAACAGGCATGGTCATCACGTTAGTCTTCATGTTAACTGCGCGAACTAGCGGAGCAACGACTAAACGACGACGAACTTCAGCTTCCATATTGGTAGAAACTTCCAGTTCCCAGGTAGCGCTTGGCAAGTGCTGACCGTACTTTTGAACCATCTCAGCACCAAAACGAGTACCTTCTAGGCTCTTACCGGCGATCTTGGCTAACAGAACGGCCTTTTCGCGGTCACCGTAATTACCGGCATCGCCACCCTTGTCGCTAAAATTCATCTTGCTAGCTTGAATCTTAGCGATTTCGTCAGCCTTTTCCTTGAGAGTAGCTTCTAGACCAGCGATAGCGCTCTTGCTAGCTTCGGCCTGCTCTTCAAAACGCTTGGTAACTTCGGCAAGTAGCTTTTCGGCACCGCTTTGACCAACTTCAACGTGCTGGGCAACTGCACTCTTGACCTTAGCTTCGAACTCGGCTTGAGCCTTAGCTTCAGCCTCCTGCTTGGCTTTTTCAGCAGCTTGGGCAGCTAACATAGCCTTGGTAGCTTCTTCGGCAGCGCTCTTAGCAGCGTCAGCAAGCATCTTTTGAATTTCTTCTTGGTTCATAGGAATTTCCTTTGTGGTTGTGCCATTTGCTGCCGCTGTGGACTCTAGCCCTTTAGCTGACTCGCTTTTGGGTGCAAATTGCTCTTTGAATTGTTTAAAATCTTGGGCGGAACTAAACGCCTTAGACAAATCGAATAAGGTATTTTGATTACAAGGAACTGAAACAACGGAAATTTCCACTAGTTCTAGCTCTTTGATAATAAATACTTCTGCTGCACTGTTGTACTCAGCATCTTTGATACGGAAGCCAATGCTAAATGCAGTTAAAACTTGATCTTTGATTAAACCATAGACTTCTTCAGCAGCTGAAGAAATACGGGCTTTTACCCATAGCCCCTTATCGTCCACTCGGTAATCTACCATTCGCCCGATTGGATCATCGTAATCGTGCTGTGCTAGAATGATTGGATTTTTAAGGTAGTTTTGAATACCCTTTTCCCAGACCGACTTGGGCACAACGTCTCCGCTGCGATCAATATCTACGGTACTTGCGTAGCCTTCGATGAACAAGGACTCAATGTCGCTTGCTCCGGTTGAGGGTAGGGCTTTCGTATTCACGGTAAAAGCACTATTTAAATGTAGTACTTTATTTTTATCCATGTTTTCCCTTACTTGGATTATGCGGCGCTTGGGTCAGCCGGCTTTGTGGCTGGTTTCTTAGGCGCTCCACCTATTGAGGGGTTAACGGCTGATCCAGCAATATTGGCTGGTACTCTTAGGTCATCATGCCCCGGTTTAGGTTCGTATCGTAGCTCTTGACGAGCTTCGTTTGGAGAAATAATGCCGCCATTCACGAGCGTTGCGTGGTAGCTAGCGATTTCTTTCATATCTGGTTGCAGTGCACTTACCGTAGAAGTAATAGGTTCTACATCATAACCAAAGTAGCGCTCGACGGCACTTACAAACTTGTTAAGAATAGGCAATACTGTTTCTAGGTAGAACAGGCGTAGGTTAGGAGCAATATTAGCATTATTACCACCATCTAGTAGGATAGGAGGAACTCCAAGACTCATAAGAATCTTTGCATTATGAGTCTTGATGCTAGTATCAAAGTCCATTTCCTTGAAGGAGTCAGATAAGCCTGCAAAAGGCTTAAGGCCGCTATCAAGAATCATCGGCTTGCGTGCACCGTTTTTAGGAGAGTATTTACTCATCCAGTTAGCAATAGTACGATCTTTAGCATTCTGCGAAAGAGTATTATCACTAGTGAGGATTAAGCCGGTAACGGCTCCGTTTTCAAAGAACTGCTCTTGGAAAGTCTGCATTTTATACAGGATCTTCATGTTCCTGTCTGCACTTGCAAGGCGACTAGTACCGCGATAAATGCTAGTACTGGAAAGGTCTTTGATATGGATAACTTCTGTTGGCTTGAAAACAATAGTTGTATTGTAACGATAAGCTGCAACAAAAGTTACGGGATCTGTTTCAATTTGTACGCGAGAAGCTGGTAAGTGATATAGGTGTACGCCATCAAAATAAATAAAGATATTACCTTCTAAGAGGAAATCCGTAAATATATTGGTGCGAAACTCTTGAGCACTTTGGTAAGGGTTAGGGGCGTAGTTCAGTAAGTTAACCAAAGACTTTTGACGCATACCATTAGATACGCCATCATTCTTTTTGTCTTTAACGTCATAATCCATGCTAGTACAGCCGGACACGATCATATTAACTCCGCGATTAACAGCCTCTAGTTTATCAAACGCCTGATTATACGAAATGTACGAGTCAGTATTAATAAACATACCCTGTTCGCGCGAGATCATCTGCTGCGCTGGGTTTAGCTTTTCGCTAGTTGCAAACCAATCTTTTGGGTTATACCATGCCATATTATTCCTTATATAAACGCACTAAAAAAGGAAGTATGGCCACCCGTTTTTGGTTCCTGAGGACTCCCGGTGTGCTTTGCTTTTTGAGCCTCAATCCACCGCCCTTGTTTTGCTTCGCTTCCCGGTTGTGGAGTCTTACCGTATATGCTATGCAAACTGACGTGATGTTTATTACAGAGAGTAAAAACTAAGTCGTAAAGTTCAGTATGGTGCTCAGCAATGAATTCATCTCTAACAGCAATAATGCCTTCATCAGTACTTATATCATAGCCACGGTTTAGGGCCCAGGTTTCAAGCAGTAGGGTAACTGAGTGAAGATGGTGAAGTTCTAAGTCTTGAGTAGTGCCACATATATAGCAGGTTCCTTGCTTTTCATATGCAGCCTTAGCTTTATCTCGGACCCATTTAACGGCGATACGCTTATTACCTGTATTTTTTGCCATAACCTTTAAATAAATGGTACGTGGAGTGTATTGTCTTTATTATAGCACTTGGGGTACGAAAAGTCAACACAAAAATTTTATTTGGTACTAGTATTCCAGACTTGACTAACGTGGTACATTAGGATAAAATAGTTATTTATAAGGAGCAGTTATGCTAATAATTACTAAGCTAAGCGAAGAAGTACTTGGTTCTGTACTGGAATACACTTATCTAGGTGCTACGATTAAGGGTCAGCGTAGAATCAAAGTACTAGATAAGACTATGATTATTGATTACGAGGTTAAGTGTGAAGGCCAAGTACTATACTTTGAGTTTGATGGACCTACGCACTATACTAGCAGTGCGACACAAGTACGAGATCGTTTACTGGCTGAATACTGTGATATTGAAGGTATTCAGCTAGTACGTATACCGTATTTTATACAGGTAAATTACTGTACCCAAGGGTATCTGCTACCACTATCTACAGGAGAGGTTTTCTCAGAGTACACACCTGGGTTCCACGACCCTAAAATTGTGTACCCAGGTAACTATAACAGCTACGGCTGGACTCTATTTATTGAGCAGTTAGAGTCCTATGACAGCAATACTAAACAGCGCATTATTGATTCACTGGTTAGTAACAAAGACCTAGAGCTAACCCTGGGCATTGACTACAAACAGGGCAAACTCCAGCAGTTAAGTAGTCAAACTGTATAATGCGTACCGAATAGCATCTGCCATGTGCGAATATTGGTCATGAAAAGGTTTTTCCTTAGTGAGGGTATCTTTAGTGTCCCATCTGTACTGAGAAAACATTTCTAGTGTATTAGTACAGTGTGGTGATACACGTAGCCTGCCCTGCTCCACAATACTCTGCACATAGGCAATACCGGGTAAGACGTCTTTTTTTGCTTTAATTGTAGCAATATCATAAAGATAGGCTAAATCGCTAGCAAATTGTGGCGCTGCGCTATCTATGAATATAGCATCAATATTCCACTTGGTAATCAGCTCTTGAAATTGCTCTGCGTGCTTATCTGTTGTAGCCTCGGCCTTTAGATACTCGTCAACAATATGATAAGTATCGTGCTGCTGGCTATAGCAGATAACTACAAAGGAGGTAGGGTCGCGATAGCCAACGTCTATACCTGCAATGAACTCGTCGCCGTCGTGAGGAGTATAGTCACAGACTAGTTCTTCGCTAAGATTATAGATTTGCCCCTCAAACGTAGTAAACGAGGCCATATACTCTTGCTCGAACTCAGCCTTCGACATTGACTTCCGGGCTTCGTCCACGTCCGAGGCGCTCATGCGAGGGTTCTCAGTCCAGTCAGCTGTGATGGAGCACCACTCTGGAAAGTCCGCACTAAAGCCACGATCAAAGAAGCGGCTAAACCAGTTAGCTTTACCACGAGGCGTAGAGATAAAGATCGCCTTTGCTCCGGGCTTGTCTAGGGTAGGACGTAGCGCAACGTTAAAGGCGGCCTCGCCATCTGATCCAAGCGCAGCTTCGTCAAAGATAATAAGATCATAACTGCGTCCAACGCAACTATCAACAGTAGATAACGAGCCCATGCGAATAGTCGAGCCGTTCGACAGCTCAATGATCTTATCCTTTAAATTGTCGCGGGCAATTTCCAAGTCAAAATGCTTGATAAGGCGTCGCTGAAGCTCAAAGCTAATACTCGATAAGTTATAATTTGGAGAGATAATAAGTACATTTGAACCTGGTATTAGTGTGACTAGTTGTGCAATAACATTGGCAATATAAGTTTTGCCAAGTCGGCGTGCGAGTGCAGCGCATACAAAACGATACTTGGGGCTATTAACCGCATTGATTAAGGCAATTTGTGGCTCATTAATAGTATCCCAAATACCTAAGAGCTTTAAGTAGTTAGCAATAGGTAACTTAATAAAGCGTTGGTGGGCTGGAAACTCAGTAATAGCCTCACGTTCTATGTCCGGTCTGCTAATAGTTAACATTAAACAACGTCTCCACTAAGCAGCTTCGAGATAAGGGAGCCATACTTTGTGCCGTCATCTAGCGCATTATTAATTTGTACGTTAACCTGTGACTTCACACCACCCACACCTTCCGCACGCAGCTTTTCTAGTTGAATTTCGCGGTCTAGCAGCTCCAGGGACATTTTATGGGATAGTGCCAGCAACTCGGCAATATCCTTACTGCTTCCAGTATCAGACTCGTGCATATCTTGAAATTTACGCTGAATAACAGCGTCCATTGCCGCACGCATTTTATGGCGATTGTTAAAGCCGGTGTCGAAAAATACTTGATTAACATAAGCCTTGACCTCACGTCGGGCTAGGGTGTGGGATACTGTGGCTAGTGGGATATCTAGCTCCTCGGATACCTTGCGGGCATCTTGGGTTACCAAGTAGCAGTTAGCTATGTCTAGGGCCTCTGGCGATATTACTAGACCCTCAGCGGGGGCTTGGGTTGGGGTAAGTTGGTTCATATATGCTCCATTTTTTACTAGTATACACCACGAGGGGGGTGGGCGTCAAGTTGGAAATTTTGGGCCGGTTGGGCAGGTTAGGTAGCGTTGAGCTATAGGAGTAGTTTTGAAGCATCTTGGACGCTGAGCAGCTTACCGGGACGAGCACCTGAGGTGTTATGAAATAATTATTATAATTTACGTGTTGGGGTGCCGGGTCCTAGGCCCGAAATGATAAGTCTGATAACCGGCCCAGTATGGCACGATATTTGCTAAGGCAAATATCGTGCCATTTTACTATGTGAAAAGGCTTAGGAAGGGCCTTTTTCGGGCTTTTGGGCGCTTTTGGCTCGCGCGCATACCTTGGCATCAAAAAAAGTTATCCCGCCTGCGATTAGAGTTATCCACAGATTTCGGTCTTATATAAGACTTAAATGTGGATATTGTGGATAACCCAGTATACCCCACAGGGTATAAGTATTTTCAAGCTATACCCTATGGGGTATAGGGCGTGCTGGGGCGTGCTGGGGCGTGCTGGGGCGTGCTGGGGCGTGCTGGGGCGTGCTGGGGCGTGCTGGGGCGTGCTGGGGCG